TAATACACCAAATTTGGTTGGGAAGTCCTTTTCCGGATAAATATAAAAAATTAACTGATATCTGGCGTGAAAAACATCCTGATTGGGCATTTTTACTATGGACAGAAAAAGAAATCGAAGAATTTGGACTAGTCAATAAATGGATGTATGATAATATGCGAAATCCTAGTGCTAAGTCCGATATAGTGCGTTATGAAGTAGCTTACAGCTATGGCGGAATTTATATAGATACTGATTTTTACTGTTGTAAAAATTTTGAAGATTTACTTTACCTCGACTTCTTTTGTGGTCTAATTGGTTCATATGATGGAAGACTAGTCGAAGCCGAAACTTGTGCAGCACCAGGCATCTTTGCTTGTTCTTCAGGAAACAAGCTGGTGGGACAAATTATTCAAAATATCAATAAAATAACAGTTATTCCTCGCACTATTCCCGAAATCATGACCATTACTGGTCCTGAAATGTTTTCCCGAAATATAATTGCAGAAATGGATAAACATTCATTATCAGTAGTATTTCCGCCTAATTTCTTTTTTCCATTTCCAGGAGTTCAACGCCAATCTATTCGAAACTTATCTATTCCAGAAATAGAAAAAAAATTAAATCGTTACATATATCCAGAAACTTATGCGATGCATTTATGGTATTGTAGTTGGCAGGAAAAAGAATTATTTACATAATAAATAAATAAATAATATAATATGAAATTTATTCGTGGAGACTTATTCGCTGAAATAGCGGATTTCTGCTATACAGATATGAATAATGATGAAGATTATTTGAAAATTCCTCACACATTTTCTTCAGAAGCCATCGAAGCTTTTACCGGCATTCCTTTAATTTATACTGCTGGAACTAACATTTCTAAGGTACTTCCGCTGCTTGCCACTTTAAAGAAAAAAATTATATTTATTTCCCATAATAGTGATAAAAGCATAACTCCCGATTTATATGCTCAAATAACCCCTAACATTATTAGATGGTTTTCACCAAATATACAAGTCATTGGAGAACGTATAGAATCGGTTCCTCTAGGAATAGAAAATCTACAACGATTCGAATTTCATCATATTCGTAAAGAAGAAAAAATGTTGCAAAAAATTCAAGAAGAAAAAACGCTTAGAAACTTAGTGTTTATGTGTCATAGCACACATCAAGCTAATATTGAAGACCGATTAGAAGCATATAAGGTATTAGCCAACAAACCATATGTAACATCTATTTATCGTCCAAACATTTTTGATTTTGATAATTATATTGATAATATCTATCATCATAAATTTGTTATATGTCCCGAAGGTAATGGAATAGATTGCCATAGAAATTGGGAAAGTTTATATATGGATACTATCCCAATAATGAAACGTAATATTAATACAACTTATTATGAAGACTTACCAATCTGTTTTATTGAAAATTGGAATCAAGTTACCGAAGAATTTTTAAATAAAGAATATGACCGAATTATTAATACTGAATGGAACTTAGATAAAGCATATTTCGAATATTGGAGAGACCGCATTAAATCTTATACTCAAAATAATTTATGAAAAGTGCATTTTTAACTGAAATGGGTTTCGCGGGTCAAATTCCTTCAAATCATAATAACATGCGAACTGAATTTGCTTGGATGTATGCTTTAAAAGCCGACCATTTTAATATTCATAATTATTCACATGTTCATGATTATGATGTTGTATTTATTATCTTTCCTAAAGCCACAGTTAAATTAAATGCTGTAGGTATTGAAATGACTATGCCGGAAATTGATAAAGACATTAGTATTTATTCTAGTAATATTGTAACATGCCTTAAACAAACCAATCAAATTGTATGTGCTATTCAAGAAGGCCCGGCTTGGTTTTTCAATGAGTATGATTTAGTAAATCAGTTTAATTTCTATAATCAGCTGGCTGAATGTAATATTATATTTGCACATAATGAATATGACACCCATTTTTATAAAGGATTGTTCCCCCAAACTCGTGTTAAAGTAATTCCAACTTTAATGATTATTAATAATGATACATGCCCGTTTATTGCAACTCCAGAAAATAAAGCTATTATAGGAGGAAATTTTTGTCGGTGGTATGGAGGATTTCAAAGTTACCTTGTAGCTACAGAATTTCAATGTCCAATTTATGTTCCCGCGTCTCATTGTAAACGTAAAGGTGAAGAACAAGTTCCAAATTTAAAACATTTACCTTGGGTTTTCTGGACAAAATGGATGGAACAACTTTCAACTTTTAAATATGCTGTAAATCTCATGCCAACAATTGCTGCGGGAACATTTAGTTTAAATTGTGCATATTATGGAATTCCGTGCATTGGCAATGAAAAGGTAGATACACAAATTAAATTTTTCCCCGAATTAAGCGTAGATATACATGATATACATCAAGCTAGACATCAAGCTATTTTGCTTTTAAATAAAGATTATTATGAAGGAGCAAGCCATTATGCTAAAAGTAAATTTAAAGATAGTCCGTACGGCAATGTAAATAAATGGCTGGAAATAATAAAAGATGCTATTTACGCATGAAATATTTAACCAAAACAGATTTATCTCTTGGTCCCCAATTTGGCTCTCAAATGGGCCAATATGCTGCATTATATTCAATATCTAAAAAAACAGGGCATAGTCTTATATTTTTCGAAGAATTTATGCAAATTCATCGAAAAGTTAAACTTTACGAAGCATTTAATACTTTAACTATGCCAATCATAGCTCAAAAAAAACTAAACTTACCATTTTCTATTTATAAAATTAAAAATATTCTAATCGATGAAGAAATTTATACATTAGACCCTCATAAAAACTGGAATTTACAAGGAATATTTCATACGTACCATTACTGGCATGATAATAAAAATGAGTTACTTAAAGAATTTCAATTTAAACCAGAAATTATAAAAAAAGCAAAATCATTTTTATCTTCATTTACTATGCCTACAGTATCTATGCATTTTAGAAGGACCGATTACTTATTTGTATCTTCTTTAAATTTAACACCTCAATATTATTATGATGCTTATAATCTTGTTTTAGACAAACTTAATCAAGAAGTTCAAGTAATAATTTTTTCAGATGATATTAAATGGTGTAAAGAAAATATAACTGGAGATAATATAATTTATAGTGAAGGCCACACTCAATATGAAGATATGTGTATCATGTCTTTATGTAATCATAACATCATTGCCAATTCTACCTTTAGTTGGTGGGGCGCATACTTAAATCAATCGCCCAATAAAATTGTAATATGCCCATACCAATATACAGGACCAGGGGATTTTGATTTTATCAATGGAAATTACTTCCCTCCCGAATGGAATTCCATTAAAGTATGAATAACAAATTTATTATAATAACTCCATCTTACAACAATGAAGATTGGGTAGAAACTTATTATGAAAGCATTGTTGAGCAAACTTATTATAATTATAAAGTCATATATTTTGATGATAATTCTACAGATAATACAGGACATGAAATTCAACGTCTTTCTAAAGAAAATGAAAAATTTATATATATCCGCAATACTATTAATCGGGGGGCAGCTCAAAATTACATGACCGGATTTGAATATGCCGAAGACAACGATATTATACTCAATCTTGATGGAGACGATTGGTTCCCAACTTCCCATGTATTAGAACGTCTTAATAACGCATATAATCTTTATGATTACTGGATGTCATATGGAAAAATGTTAGTATATGATGGTACAGAAGATTTAAAAGAAGGAAATCCCCAGAATACTCCGTACCATCCTTTTATTCACAAACATCAGTTTTATCGTAGAGATAAATGGAGAGCATCACATCTTCGTGCATACCGAAAATTTTTAGTTAAGGCTATAGACCCCAAAGATTTTATATCTAAACTGGATGGGAAGATGTTCTGGCACGCCCATGACTTATCATTAATGTTTCCAATGTTAGAAATGTGCCCGCCCGAAAAAATTGGAGTAATAGACTTTCCCACTTATGTCTATAACGCATCCAGACCCGCTCGCAGTCGTGAAAGAGAATCGGTCGACAATGCAAAATATGAAACAGAAATTCGAAATAAAAAAGTGTACCGACGAGTAACAACCCGCGACGAATTGAAGGGAGAAAAACTTCCTCTAATCAATTTTATAGGTGATTACAAAGAAAGAAATAGCATACCTACTAAATGTTCTTTTATTTATAATCAGTCCGAAGGAGAATTTGACATTACTTTTGTTCAAGATGATTCTATTATAAAAATATTAAATGGAACAATTCCATTTCCTAATGGAAAAGTAGTAGCAGATATACATGAACCCCCATATCTCTTTGAACAAAGCAAAGTATATTCAGCCGTAAAAGAAAATGCTTCTAAATTCACTAAAATTTTAACTCATAACGAAGAATTATTAAAACTTCCTAATGCTATATTTCGAAACTCGGCTTATGAAGTTGTTTTAAATAAAAATATTCACCTACAAACATATCCTATTTTACAAGATAATTCTTTAATTCAACTTTATCCCAAAAATAAAATGATTTCTTTTATTACATCCAATAAAACTTTTACCGATGGACATAAATTTCGTTTGGGGTGTCTTAATTATCTTATATCTAAAAATTGCAAAAAATTTGATGTTTTTGGCGTTGGCATACGAGAAATAATGGGAAAAATAGAAGCTTTAAAAGATTATCGATTTTCTATTGCTATTGAAAATGGGAAATGTAAAAATTATTTTACAGAAAAAATATTAGATTGTTTTCTTACTGGAACCATTCCTATTTATCACGGATGCCCAAATATCAATGAATTCTTTGACATTCGTGGATTTTATACATTTGAAACCTTTGAAGAATTATTAGAAATTATTAATTCATTAACTGAAAAAGATTACGAATCTCGACACGAATTCGTTAAAACAAATTTTAAAATCGCAGACCAATGGTGGTATGATAATAATAAATTCTTTGACAAATATATTAAACCCCTATTAAAATAAATTGCTAAAATTCAATAAAATGATATAGTAGAAACATTATGGAATTTAAAAAAGAAAATATTGGACATCAAAGTCCGTGGTTAGCTGAAATATATAATCAATATTTTTCTAATGTAATCGATGAATTTTTTGTAGAAATCGGAGTAGGATTTACAGCTAATTGGCATCTCATGAAAAAGCCACGGAGAATAGTTCCCCCAGACCAGTTAGTCAGAGGATTTTCAAATACAATAGAATTCTTAGAACATGGATGGAGTGGTTTATATATAGAACCCATTAAAGAACTTCTTACAAATGAGCTTATACCACTGTTAGATAAAATTCTTACACTAGAACAACAAACCAGGGTACAATTTGCTAATTGTGCGGTATCTGATTCCAACAAAGTAATGGTAATGGGAAAAGACCAGGAACTTTGTGGTGATAGTAAAGAAGAACCAGATAAAGATTTTGTACCGTATGATTGGAAAGGTAGAAAAGTTAATTGCCGAAAAACGTCAGAAATACTAATAGAACATAATGTTCCAAATATTATAGATGTTATGTCTATAGATGTAGAATCTCATGAATTATACGTACTCCGTGGAATGGACTTTTCTAAGCATTTGCCAAAATTAATAATTATAGAAACATGTATTACTCCACATAATAAAATATTAGAAATATTACCTAAAGAATATAAGTTTATAAAAGGAGATAGCTTAAATTCTGTCATTATTAATAAAAATTTACTATAATGAAAGAAGCCAAAGAACAAATTTTAAAACTTGTTTCTCAATATATTATTGAAAAACATGCAAAAAAAACATGGACTCCCGGAAAAGACTGGGTTCAATATTCCGGACCATATTATGACCATAATGAATATATTAATGCTATAAGTACTTTACTTGAAGAATGGTTAGTACTCGGACAAGACGCTCAAAAATTTGAAAAACAATTTGCATCTATTCTTGGAAAATCACATGGTATTGTAACTAATAGTGGGTCTAGTTCTAATTTACTTATGATTGCTACTATAATAGCAAATAAGAGACACGCCGAAAACTTCAAAATAATTTTACCAGTGGCAGGATTTCCAACTACCGTCAACCCCGCTCTCCAACTAGGTCTTAAACCAACATTTGTAGATATTGAATTAGAAACATTAAATTTAAATCTCGACCAAGTAGAAATGGAAGCCAGTACCAATACCCATTTAATGTTTGCTCACGTTCTTGGAAATCCCCCCAATATGGATAGGGTAATGGAAATTGTAAATAAATATCATTTAACATTACTGGAAGATTGTTGTGATGCTGTGGGTTCAAAGTACAACAATATTCCTCTTGGTTCTTTTGGACGTATGGCAACCGCTTCCTTCTACCCCGCCCATCATATTACTATGGGAGAGGGAGGATTTGTTGCCTGTAATCAACAAGATGAAAAAATAATAAGAAGTCTTCGAGACTGGGGACGCGGATGCTATTGTGTTGGAAAAAAAGCTAATCTTTCAACTAAAGGAACATGTGGTTGTCGTTTTAAAGCATGGCTGCCTTCTCTCCCAAATGAAATATTTGACCACAAGTATGTTTATGAAAATATCGGATACAATTTAAAGCCAATTGAACTTCAATGTTCAATGGGACTTGCACAATTAGATAAGCTACCCCTAATTCGTATTAAACGCAATTCTAATCATGCCCGATTAACAGAAATCTTCAAACCATATGAGGAGTTTTTTCATATCCATCGTGCCACCCCAAAAGCCAGCCCTTCGTGGTTCGCTTTTCCCATTACTGTGAGAGATGAAGCCCCGTTTAAGCGTTCTCAGTTCACCCGTTACATGGAAGAAAATAAGATTCAAACTAGAAATTACTTCGGCGGCAATATTTTACTTCAACCCGCTTATAGATACCTAGATACATTTAATAATGCTCATACAAGATATCCTGTGGCAACAAAAGTTACAACTGATACTCTTTTTTTAGGAACCAGCCCCATTATTACTCCGGAACAATTAGATTATGTTCAAGAAACAATAAATAAATTTTTTACAAAAAGATTATGGCAATTTTTCGCATAAAACATAACGATTTCGAGAAAACATTCGTTTCTAATATGATTGATACGTTAGATGCTAATGAATGGAAGGATACATTGCGTCTTAACGAACCAGGATGGGATAATCGTTACGATTATGAAGCAAAAATATTATATAATATTATTACTGAATGTAATGCTAAGTCCATTCTCGAAATTGGGTCTGGTCCCGGAGTACTTAGTCAAAAAATCCAGAACTTGCTTCCTAATCCCATTGAATATCATCTTATTGATAAACCATTGGCTAAAAAATACTTTGAAGATAATAATTTTATTGGTAAATTCTTTATTAAAGATATTAGTATTGATTTAGACACAAGCGGATTAAATTCATTATACGATTTAATAATTATTAATGATACATTAGAACATTTACTCGCACCTTCTAATATTGTTAATAAAATTAATTCTCTTATGAATGAACATTCCACTTTATTTGTAAGTGTACCAAATTGGCGTATGGCCCATCAATTTTTATATCGAGGATTATGGGATTACGATAATTTTATTTATTTTATGTATATTCATGGAATAGAAATGGATTCAGTGTATCCATCTTGTCTATTAACCCCCGATTATCCTAGAATAGATTCCGAAGAAACAATGCCCGAAGAACTTAGGCGTAGCTGGAATTGGTATTTTGTCATGAAAAAAAGAAAAGAAAAGAAAATATGAATGAATACACATTAGTTAAAGATATTGCGCGAACATATGGTCCTAAAACATTAATTTATTGTGGCGCAAATCGCGGATTGATAGATTTTATAAATGACAGTCGAATACGAGAATTACAAGTAGAAACTTATAGCGATAACATCAAGCTATATGAAGGCGAAAAGCTAGGGAATCATTTTTCCGATTTTAAAAAATTATTATCCTCTAATTATCACATTGACCATCTTAAAATACCTAGACCTCCTACCGTATTAGAAACAGAATGGGAATGGGATACTTATTGGGTAGCTAACGACCAATCTAAATTTTACTAAAATAAAATATGAAAAAAATTGTATATGTAACTGGATGTTTAGGATTCATCGGAAGCTATGTCACCAAAGCCTGTTTGGAACAGGGGTGGCATGTTATTGGAATTGATAAAATGACATATGCTTCCAATCCCGAATATTTAAAGAGTTTTAATGAGTGGGGTCCTAATGCATTTAAATTTATTCAAACAGATATTAATAATTTAGATAGATTATATGATTGTGATTATATTATTAATACTGCAGCCGAAACCCATGTAGATAATTCTATTATTAGTAGTACAGAATTTTTACATTCAAATATAAATGGCGTACATCATCTCCTGGAGCTAATTAAAACCAAAGATAAATTTCGTATGCCAACTTTACTCCATTTTAGTACCGATGAAGTGTACGGAGACATCGAAGAGGGAGCTCATACTGAAAATGACCTTCTTCGACCATCCAATCCTTATTCTGCAACAAAAGCCGCAGCAGATATGTTAATTTTGGCATGGGGAAGAACTTTCAAGGTTCCTTATATTATTGTTAGACCTACCAATAATTATGGCATAGGTCAATATGCAGAAAAGCTTATACCTAAAGCTTGTAAGTATTTATCATTAAAAAAGAAAATTCCATTGCACAATATGGGAACTCCAAAAAGAAATTGGTTACATGTTAGAGATACTGCCAATGCCATTACTACATTAATAAATAAAAAAGCAGAAGGCATTTATAATATAGGAGGAAATTGCGAATTATCAAATATTATATTAATTAAAAAAATTGTAAAAATTTATAATGGAAAAGAAAATCAAATAATAAATTTTAATCCAGAGAAATATTGTGATTTTTCATATAATCGAGAAGGACAAGACATTCGTTATAGCTTAAATGATAGCAAAATACGAGCTCTTGGATGGACAAACAAATTTGAACTTGTCGACGAGCTACCTAATATAGTAAAGTACTACAAAAATAAATTTGTATGGTAAACAAAGATTTAAAACGACGTATTATTGAAATAGCGTACAAGAATAAATTATCTCATTTAGGTAGTTATTTATCTTGTATAGATACTATTGATTCTATCTTTAAAGAAAAGAAACCAGAAGATATTTTTATTTTATCTAATGGACACGCTGCTTTAGCTCAATATGTTGTGCTTGAAAAATATTTTGGCATAGATGCTGAAATGCTTTTAAAGAAACATGGCGGACATCCCCATCATGATGAAGTAAATCATATTTATTGTTCTACCGGAAGTCTGGGTATGGGCCTTTCGGTAGCAATTGGGCGAGCTCTTGCTAATAAAAACCGCAAAGTACATGTTATGATAAGTGACGGCGAATGTTCCGAAGGTATTATTTGGGAATCTCTTAAATTTATTGATACCCATGACGTACCTAACATTCATATTTATGTCATGTTTAATGGTTATAGTGCTTATGACTCTCTTGATTTTTCTAAATTAAATGCTCAACTTATGGGATTTAATAGTAAAAATCAAATTTCAATAATTCAATGTACATCTGAACACTTTCCATTTTTACATGATTTAAATGCTCATTATCATATTATGTCAGAATCAGATTATAAACTAGCAATAGAAATGACACAATGAGAAAAAATTTTGCTAAAATATTATTCGAAGAAATGTGCTCTGAAGAGGGCAAAAAATTTGTATTACTTACTGCTGATATGGGATATGGCATATGGGATAATATTCGTGACAAATTTCCCGACCAATTTTATAATGTAGGTGCCGCCGAACAATTAATGATTGGAATGGCAGCTGGATTCGCATTAGAAGGAAAAATTCCTATTTGTTATTCCATAACTCCATTTTTACTTTACCGCCCCTTTGAATTAATTCGTAATTATATGCATATCGAAAAACTTCCTATTAAGCTGGTAGGAAGTGGTAGAAATAAAGACTACGGATATCTTGGTTATACACATTGGGCCGATGAAGATTCAGCCATTATGTTAAAATTACATAATATTAGTATTAGTTATCCTTTAGCATCCGATGATTTGACTTCTAAACCAATAATATCTCAAATTCGCCAAATGTTACATCACCCCGCTCCTTATTACATAAATTTAAAAAAATGAAAGTATTAATTACTGGTGGAAAAGGTTACATAGCACGAAATCTTGTCCCGCTATTTATTAGCGCGGGATATATTGTAGATGCTCCTTCACGTACAGAAATGGATTTACTTAACTACGAACAAGTAGATAAATACATTACGAATTCCAATCCCGATATTATTATACATGCCGCTATAAAAGGAGGAAGGCGCACTAAAATAGATACTTGGGAAGAGGTCTTTATTCCCAATATAAAAATGTACGAAAATTTATACGCATATACTATGAAGCCGGGCGTGGACCATCTAAAAATTTTTATAATTGGGTCTGGGGCCGAGTTTGATAGAAGATACCCCATTCAAGAATGTTCCGAAGAAATTATTAAATATTCTTGGCCTATTGACCCATATGGACTATCAAAAAATATTATCACTCGCCGTGTTTTAGAAAGCTTAAACAACATATGGATATTACGTCTTTTTGGGTGTTTTAACTGGGATGATGACCCCGAACGATTTATTAAAAATGGAATTCTAAATCTTAAAAATGGAAAGCCAATAATAATACATCAAAATAAAAAAATGGATTATTTTTATCTTGATGATATATTCATAGTAATAGATTATATTATAAAAACATACACAAATAAAATTATACCAAAAAATATTAACTTAGTATATAATAAGAAAGTAACTTTGCTAGATATTGCTAGTTTAATACATAAATATGTTGGAAAATTTAAACCAAAAATTCAATTGAATGAAACGGAGGAAGCAAATTCTTACACTGGGTCTTCTACTATTTTGTATAGACTTCCTATATCTTCAAAATTAATTGGTCTTGAAGAAGGCATACAACAAACCGTGAAAAAATTATATGAATAAAATAACTTTCTGCATTAATACTGCTAAAAATGAAAAATTCTATCTTAAATTATTATTAGAATCTTTATTAAATGGCATTAATATCAATTTACATGATATTCTTATATTCATAGATTCGGACAACCAAAATACAACAGAAATGTTAATTAATATCAAAAAAGAATTTCCTAATTTAACTATTATCAAAAATAACGGAATTCCTATTGGATATGCCGGAAACATTAATTATATGTTTCAAAAAGCCAAAACCGACGTTGTATCTTATTTACAATCTGATATGATTGTTTGTTTAGATTATGATAAAAAAATTACTAATCAATTAAAAGACAACCATATTCTTTGCTCGACTCGCTGCGAACCCCCCCTACATTGTTCCAATGACAACAATATAACTTTTATTCGCTCTTTCGGATACACTCCGGCGGAATTTCAATATGAAAATTTCCTAAAATTTGCCGAATCAAACAAAGACCCCCATAAACTTACAAATTACTTTTTTGCCCCGTTTACTCTTTATAAAAAATTATGGAATAATATTGGAGGACACGATGTAAATTTTAAAAAATCTCGTGAGGATAGTGACATCGCACTTCGGTTTGCCATTAAAGGTTATGAATTAAAACAAACGTGGGATGCTATTGTGTATCATTTTACATGTACAAGCAGTCGCGGCATCGAGTGGTGGAAACCCGAAAATCAAAATAAAGAAAAAGAACGTATAAAATTTGATAAAATAGAATTGGAAAGATTTATTAAAAAATGGGGAACATTTTTACATCCAACATGTCCAGAAGAAGTTGAGCCTTTTATTAAACAATGCCCTACTTGGCGTGATAAAATAATAGTTACAAATCCGCCAATTGATGAGTCAAATTTAATTTTCTTATAATAATTATAAACATGGAAATCATTTGTTTTATATCATTAATATTACTAATATGGTTTAGAACCGACGCTTGGTTGGAATATTGTCGTCTTTTCCATCTCGATTTCATTTCACATTATAAAGACTATGAAGCTAAAAAACACGAAGATGTCACATTAACTTATATTAATTATTTACAACGAGAACATAACTCCTTTTTTATTCGTTTAATAACTTGTCCAATTTGTTTAGCCGTATGGTTATCAATAATACCATCTATCATGACATCTATAACCCTATTTCCGGTGTTTGTCATGGGGTCTCTTTTACTTTTCACCGCCATTGACCGTTTGTTAGGATAATTATATGGATATTCGAAACGTTACTCAATTTGTTAATTTTATCAATAAAGGAGAATTACAAAACCTAGATATGATTTTTCAACAAATTATAGGATGCATTAATAATTACAACTCTGCTTGTAATTGTTGGAAATCCGAATTAAAAAAGAAACTTTATGATAATTGCTCTTTAATCTATATGAATGCTGTCAAAAATGTCGTTCCTAAATTTAGAAATGAATTTTTATCAAAAACTGAAGACCGGCAAATTCAATTTTATACTGATGGCGGTGCTCTTATAGGAATATTATGTCGCTAAACGATTTGTTCATTAAAAAGTTTAGTATTATTTAATGCATTTAAAACAACTTTTTGCAAATCTTTATCGGCCGTTGCCATTTCTAATGTTTCATGTCCCTTTTCTTCCCACTCGGTTTTAACATTCGAAATTTCTTGTACTAATGGGTCCTGTTTCCGTTCCTCTTCGTTAGGAGCCACATCATAAATCTTAACCATAAGATTATCAATAAATTTTTTTCCTCGGACTCTCCATTTAGGACTCCATTTTTTTAAATGTATTACAGAACCATTCCATTCTTTTTGAATCCACTCGGCTTCATTTTGAAAACGAACATCAGAAATAAGAGCAACCATACGCTCGGAAGATACACCATCATTATGATGCTCTTTTATAAGGTCTCGAATTTTTTGGTCGACCAAATTAACCCAGTATAATCCTTTATCCGACTCATGTCTCCGTTGACATCCCCACCACACTAATAAAGGACGTATAAGAGCTTTTTGTTCTGCTTTTTCAGTTTTTACTTTGGCTTGAAATCTATATCTTTTTAACATTTTCTCTACTTCATCTTTAAGCCTATCGGCAAAAGCAAACCGCATAGGAATATAATGATTTTTTCTAAGAATATCACTGGCAATTTTTACAAATGTATCTTTACCACACCGAGCATAACCCGAAATTCCTATAACTTTCATATAAAATCTTATATTATTCTTCTTTGGATTCAACTTCAAATATTTTTTCAATTTCCTTCTCATTTATACCAAAAGCACGACAAATAGATACCAGCTCATCTTGGCCTTCGTCAGTTCTCAATAATATATTAACATAATCATTAGCTTCAAATTGTGATACTTTAAAACGGTCAGCAACAATTTTAAGCAGCTCTATTTTATGCTTCATTTTTTTGGTTTTAACCCATTTATAAAAACGAAAATCCTTCGGAACTAAAGCTATCAATAATTGATAAAATTGAGGCGAAGGAATTTTATCAAATACTTGATATAAACTTGCCATTTCTTCTACAATCGAAGAATCCATTGAAAGAGCTCGTAAAATCATAAAATGATTAAACGTTTTTCGGTCTTCTTCGGAAAGATTATTATAATAATTTGGGTCTTTTTCTCTCCGAATTGCATTTACATGGTCAAACAAGCTTTTTCTCTTCGGAATTTGCAAGTCGCTCTTTTTGCTTTTCGATTTTCCGGATTTCTTTTCTGGTGCCATAAAATACTTTTTCTAAATCTCCTTGTAAAATGTTTTGATTTTCTCGTAATGTTTCACACCAACCTATAATAATTGGAATACGACTATCTATATTATTTACTCTTTCATATAAAGTTTTTAATTGGTCATCCAGCGTTTTAAGAGAATTATTAAATGCCTCCTGCAACATATAAATTCTTTTATCAATAGCAACAATCATTTTATATAATGCAACTATTGATATAATAATTATAGTAACATATAAAACTGCTAATATCAATAATGCATTCATAATTCTTCATTAAAATCCGGCGAACTTTTGATATTTTTCTTAAAATGTTTTATTTTTTTATTCGGATGATAATTTTTATGAAACGTTTTCCTATGTTCTTTAGAACGAAATTTATTATTTCTACGAAAAGTCTTTCCCATATTTATTATTTTATCTTGGTATTTATACTAACACTCATTTAATAAATAAGCAACTTATTTTAATTGTAAATTTATATAATTTTTCTTCTTACTATTTAATGCCATATTTAAACATATAAAGTAAAATTATAATATTTTGAATATATGGTAATCCGAAATGTATTAAACTCCGAAAAAAAAGGTAACGTAAAAGGAAAAGTATTTCATCTGTTCTATATGGACCTTAAAACTGCTATTTTATTCGATAAAGATTTGAATGCTCCTATCATTTGGGGTTCTAAAACTATTGTTGTTAATACTTTAAAAAATATTCATGAAGAAATGAATGTGGACAAATCTATCAAAATTACCATTTATTCCTATATACTTGGACAAGATGGATTTCGCCGAATTCAAACTTATAACGGTCCCATTGATACCATTGGGAAATATCTCATGCGATATTAGTACACCGCTGTTTCAAAACAAACAATATCAAATTCTTCACCATAATTGCCCAATTCAAATTGTATCTCTACATCATCATAATTAAGACTAACATAGATTAATTCTTCGGTTTTAAAATTAAAAATGCCGTATATTTGATAGATTTTAGGATGTAACTTTTTGAGAACCATTGATTTAATCATATCAAATACACGGCATATTAATTAATTAAATAATCTTATTCATAACAGATACCGAAGCATTGCCTACAGAAACGGCATTCATGTTACTTACGGGTCTTATTTGTAACAATTTTTCAGCATTATCCACGAGATTAATAGACTTGGCCTTTGCTTGGTCCAAAGTAAGCTGAATAACTGGAGTCATAGAATACACCTTAGGCGGTCGCCCTTTACCAGATGGAATAGAACCTATTTCAGCAATCCTTCCTTCTTCTATAGCTTTAGTCATTTTAACACGAAGCGTAATCGAAATAATATCAGGATTAAGTTGATGAAGGTCTTCAAAGGTAAATAATGCATCCTTAGGCCACGTTACTGATTGATTAGTATTATTTTTCTTTTGTTTCATATGATTTAATAAATGTTTTAAATGTTACTACCTTTTGGTATTATACTCATCTTAACACAGCAAATATAATATGTCAAGCACTATTATCACCTTTAGTCAAAAAAAGATTGTTGATTGTGCGAGCAAGGTCCACGATATTATTAACATCAATAAAACGAGCATTTTTACCATACATTTTACGAAACCATTCCATTTGATAAGGCTCTTGAGAATGTTGGCTATAATTAATTTTACTATAATATTCGTCTCCAATATAATAACTCAATATTTCAACTCCCATTCGACGTATTTTTTCTACTTGCTTTTTGGTGTGCTCAGCTCCCGTATTCCCATCATATAATAATGGAATTTGTAAATGTGGAATAATCATTCGGAAAAACGGCTCACCATCTGAAAGATTTAAAAAATATCTATTTTCCTCGTCTGGTGTAATCTCCTCAAAAACACTCATAATAGCCCCAAAAGCTAATCCTTCAGGTGTACATCCATTTGGAACTAAATATGGAAAAAGGGATTTAATTTTATTAAATTTATCTACTTTTGAATCATAAGCTAATATAACATAAGGAAATGAATCATACATTCCCTTATATTTTTCGGCAGATTGAGTCGAACGAAAAGATACTGTTACATGAATATTTTCAATCATACTAGCTGCTTTACAAATTGCCACTACCGCAGTCATAGTCTTTTCCCATTTTTCTCCTAACATTGAACTACTGGCATCTACGGTAATATGTAAATTAACGCCGGGACAAGGTTCTATGTATATTTTATGAAAAATATCTTCCGAATCCCACGCCAACTCATGTAAATGACGCCTATTAATTTTACCTGACTTTTTGCGTAATGCTTTAACAGGATTAATTTCCCTTCGTATTTGCAACTTTCTCCCTAATTGAGTACCAAGTATTATACCCCTCTTTACGGCGTCTGCCACCTCTTTAGGCGGGTCGGGAATGTTGGACCCCATCTGTTTAGCCCCCGACATAGGAAACATCTCTACGCCCGACAGGACGAGTTCTTTGGTCATTTTATGAACAACTATACAATCTACCTTAAAACATTCACTATTGCCTTGAATTACAACCGGAACATCTACTTGTTTTATAATAATTCCATGTTTTTCAATTAAATTTAAAAGTGATTTTTGATAATCAGTCACCGCAGCCTTAGGTACATCTCCCCATATAAAACGACGCTGTTTATCAATAAAAAAATCTAATTTTTGTGAATCTTTTTTATCAACGGGAGAGTCTGATGTTTGATTTACTGCTTTTTCATTATTTTTAAGCTTTTCAGGATGTAAATTTTGCCCAGTAATAATATCAGAAATCTCTTTTATCATTTCTGTACCAACATCTTTTCTTTTTCCTTCTGTTAAATCCTCATCATTATCATCTTTATTATCCCCATTAAAATCTGTCTCTTCCTTTTCATTGGCCGAAAAATCATCTTCTCCAAAATCAAAATAATCATTGGGGTCGGCAAGGTCAGATTTCTTTTTTTGAATCTTCCATTTCCCCTCAGTCTCAAGCTTTTCTTGCTTATCTATACAATCCAATACAATTTCTGTTACTTTAAATGCACATTCTATACGGTCTTTTGTAGTAGATAAGCGGTCTATATGACTAATATCAATAACTTTAGCTATATCTTCAAGTCGAGGAAGGGCCAAAAGGTCGGTGTGTTCATTAGTAAAATTTGTAATTCGAAAATCATACGATTTAAGACTCGGATAGCGACAATCGTCACTTTGTAATATTAAATCTATTTCGGGAGAATTCCAAAATTCTTCATACATAGCCGCATAATATCCCCGATATCCTGGTGCCTCATTAAAAACATAAGCATCAATATAGCGGTCTTCAATTACATTTAACATTCCATGCATAAATCTTTCCATTGAAGCTCGTCGTATATTTTTAGCATCGGACATTTGATATATCTTATGAGGAACATTTTGATAGGCATGTTTAATCATATCGAAATCAGTAAGTAAAACATGTCCTGCCTCATGAAGTGCAAGTCCTACGGCTACGTCAAAATCTCGCTTATTATTTATTTTGGCTGAAATATAAATTTGCTTTCCGCTATAATTAAAACTATTAGGAGCATCACAAAAATATACAGGAATAACACGCCGAGTTAAAATTCGAACAAAGTTAGATATAACCGCTCGTATAGAAGCCAGTCGTACCATATCAATGCTAAAAACAAGATTTTTATTTTCGGAGTCTAATTCATTTTCAATAAAATTCGAATACTTATCGATATCTAACCAAAAATCAATTTCGGCCGGAGATATTTTTTTCCCTAAATGCATTGCTTTTTATTTATAATCCATTTATTTAATTAGTTTTTATAAATATTAAAAAGGAACCTTTTTCTTATTAACTAATGGGTCATTAATAGGACTCTTTACATCATTAGGAAAATATTTTTGCAAAATAGATTTTACAAACGTTCGTTCACTATCGGCTCCGCCATCATCGGGATACTCTGGATAAATAGCGGCTTCGGCGATTTCTTCAAGCGTAAAACCATCCATTACTAATTCGGCCATTTCTATCATATTGGCAGGAGGAATAGCCATAGAAATTTTTGCATCTTCCATTTTACATTGAGCAATTAAATCATCAGAAATAGAAGCCAAAACATTCATCAATTTTACTTGCTCATCAGTTCTAGCCAAAAAATAAATACCAAAGAGATGCTTCAATTCCTCAGATGAAAGCAATGACATTTCAAGCTTCATCGGAAATCTTCTTGAAATAGCCCGGTCCAACACTTTTGTTGCAGTAAATTCATTACCAATATTAGCCGTAGCTATAAAACTAACATCATCTGCTACTTTAATTATGGAGCTTGTAGAATCCTCATCTAACCGCAAATATCGCTGAGTAGGGTCAACGACCGTCATTAAAATATTCCATGCATCATGCGTTCCGCGTGTAAGCTCATCCAGAAGAATAACAGTCTTGGGAGTTGTAATGGCATTGACAAATGCCGATTTGTGAAATACAGTTCCGGTTTCTTTTTTATACGTGGTATTTCCTATAAGAGTGGCACGAGCATCTTGTGTTGAACCAATATTAAACCGCTCCAACGGTCGATTAAGTGCTTTGGAAGCACACCGGGCAGCCATTGTTTTGGCACATCCTGAAGGTCCAATAATCATAATGTTCTTATTTCTAACAATAGAACGTACAAGGTACTTCCATTTTAAATCAGAAATTATTAATTCTTTGGGCTTTAGAGATATGCACTTCTCTAAAATAAAATCGGATTCTGTAACATTCATAGATAACAAACATACCAGAATAAACTCTTAAGTCAAATAAAAAATGTCTTGGTTATTACAAATACATAAAAAATAGGGGCTAACAATTCTGTCGCCCCTATTAATACAATCAATCAATTAAATTTATTATTTAAACGGTACTGTCAATCTAGTATTAGGTTTCTTAGAAGGATACTTTGTTTTTTCTGTACGTATAGAAATCGGACTTCGTGATTTATATTCAATTTGTCGTTTAAAATCTTTAACTTCTCTCATTGGTTTTTCGGGCAAATCAGATTCTTCTTTAACTTGTTTTTCAGTATAATTTCTTTCTTTATTCTTTTTTTCGGAGAGTTTCTCATTAGTAAATGGTAATATCTTTGGCTTATCTTTTTGCGGCAATCCCTTATCGGGAGCCGGTAATTTATATTCCATAGTTGCATTATCTATAGATTTATTATAAGCAAGACGAGTACTAGTTTCAATATTTTTAAAATTCGTTTTTAGAAATTCAACTACTTGGTCTAAATTTTGATTAGAAATATAAATGCGGTCTTCATTACGAATAAAAGCTTCAATATTAAAATTATTTTCCCACCGTGGTATAATACGAACGCGGAATAAATCTTGAGATGAAACCATAATATCATCATGGTCATCCCATACCACCGTGGCAGAAGAATCAATGGACTTTACAGCTTTCGAAATAATATCTAAAATTTCCGATTTATTATATCTATCGTTTCTTTTTGGTATAATATTTTCTAAATCTTTAGCACTAATAACTTCAGGAAGTCTTTTATAAATTTCTTGATTTATAGAATTACGCTTTTCTACTTCTTCTAATAGAACTTTACGAATAAGTTTTTGAAATTGATTAACTTTCATGCTATCTTATAAATATCAATATATCTACAAAAACACTTTATTTATTGTCATTATTATTAACACCCATATCCCGTGGAACTAAAGGAACATAAGAGTCGGGAACTGTTAATCCCATTGCTTTTTGTCTCCAAAGCATAAGTTCCGCCCGTTCTGTATCGGTTTGTTTTATATGTTCTTTTTCTAAAACTTGAATTCTTCCAAAAAGCTTATCAATATAAAGGTCATTTTTAGCCTGAATTCCTTCTAGCTCAGCCTGAATATTTCTAATCTTACCTTCATAATAAACTCTTTCAGATTCTAATCTTTCTTGAAAACATTTTCGCATGAATTCAAAATCTTTTTGTTCATTAATAATATGGTCAGATATATCTTTTACATTTTGTTGTATATGTAATTTTAATTGTTCTTCTAACCGTTGAACTAAAGCTGTTCCTACAGGATGATTATCCATTTTTTGATGTTCAACTATTAATTGATGATTGGCTGTCTGTGAAATTTTAAGCTCTTGAACTTGTTGATTTAAAGGCCAAAACGCCGCCCCTCCAATTGCAAGAAATAAGCCGGCAGCAGCAATTAAAACTCCCCAATCTGTTTTACGAGGTCCTTGGGCTTGGGTAACAGCCACAACAAGCTTTTGAATTTCGGCTTCAACAGACTTTCCTTGCTGTCGAACTACTGTGGCCAAGTCTTTTAAATCTTCTGTTAAACGGTCAAGGCCAACTTCAAGTTTAGCTACTCGGGGTTCTAGGGTATAATCTTTCTGAGCCAATTTATGCAAATCTTCCATACAATTAAAATATCTATCAAATTATATTTGTTATAAATATAAATATAATAAAATATTAAATTAATATAAAATTTTTATTAATTACATTTCGACCAATTACAATTGGGACAAGTACAACATCCATCTATAAATACAATTTGAGTTCCACAAGAAGGACATTTTTTACCATCTGCCACCGTTCCATTTTTAATATATTTTTTTAATACACGTGCCGCGGCCGCTCCAAGAGAAGTAATATCACTAGCTCCTTTTTGTAATTGGTCAACAGTTTCTTGAATGGGAATACCGCTGCCTAAAGATAAAGATACAAACCGGAAAAGAATTTGCTCGGTAGGAGTAAATTGTTTAGAAAAATCTTCTATTTCAATATCATCTCCAATTTCTAATGCGTATTGGTCACTTTTAACTTTACGCATTTTTCCTTTTTTTTGATTAAATTTAAATCCAAACCCATTCATATGTCCGCCAAACATTTCATATGGTTTCCCATTTAAAATCCCCACTACCATAACAAATTTATCTCCTTTAGCAGTAACAACATGGATATCCGATTCTAATACAGTCGGCCGTTCTGGTCGAACATGAGTAATTTGTTGAACACTTTCACGAGAAATATTTAGCTCTTTCAACTCATCATCAGAAAAATTTTGAGCATGTATATTAACACCTTCTTCTTTCAATTTAAAAGCTAAATTTTTAAATGGAATGCTGGATACAATACCATACATTTTTTTATCTGGAAAAGCTGCGATAGATTTAACTTCTTTTTTATATGCTTCTAAAATAAAATTATACACGTCTTTCCAAGTAGAACCAATTGGAAGCATATAAGTTACTGAAATGGAGCTATCAACCCATTTCATTACTTTTGACATAAGCTCAAGTTTATCCGAAGGCAAAATTTCAATAGATTCCTTAAAAGCAAATTTATGTCGATGTTCATTAATAAAATCAGCAATAGGTTTACCATATTTTCCATCCCAAGTATCTACAATAGTATCTGAAGATATAGGTATAGGAATTCCGGCTTCCGCAAAAGTATCACGAACAACTCGTGGAACACAAAAATAATATTCGTACTTTCCTCCCATACGAGTACGCTTCCAGAAATACATAAAGAAGGCAGGCTCAATACCATATGAAAGCACAAAATCTCGAAACATTAACGAAAGAGTATTATGATTAATTAATCCATTTGAAGTTATATAAGTATGATTTTTTGCCGAAACTTCAATATCATAAGTTTGCATCTCTTCCCGGTAAATTCTTTTTACTTTAGATGTCACATAATTTTTCAATTTAAACGGAAAATAAAAAGATAAATCTATATACTTCCCAATTTCATTTAAAGTATCCCGATTTATAAAAATATAATTTTCATCTTTATTATTACAAATAAATGTTGTTAATTTAGAATATAATTTGGATTTCGTAGTAATAATAGAAGATAATCTTGCTTGTATATCCCTGGCTAAGGCAATACTAATATAAATTTTTTCTCTGTCTATTTCATATTCAAATTCATTTAATAATTGGGTTTTCCGATTACTTATAAATCCAATCATATCCCTGAATTTTAACTTGTCATTTTTAAATCGTATTGTTACCCGAAACGTTTTGTCATTATATCCCCCATTTTGTTTGTCTATTTCCCCTAAATATGACTGAATACCTAAATACATTAACAACTCTTGCACTTCAGCCGTTATATGTTTATATTTTGAATATAATGAAATACATCCCTCGGATACAGTACCATCGGACTCAAACAATCCTCTTAAATATGCCGCAATAACAGATTTTTTTGAATGGAAAATCGCTTCGGGAATATGATACTCATGCGACTTTCCATTTTTAACTGTCGAAATGCTTGACTTTTTTTCTAATCCATTGTTTATCAAATAATTCCCAAGATTAATAGAATGTGTCGTTATTTCATACATTTTCTTTTTTTCCACCAGAATGCAGCTACAATCTAATGAAAACAAAGTTCGTGTTAAATTAATAATATAATCTGCTAAATCTTTGTCTTCGGAAAAAACAGGAAACCTAATTCCATCTACCAGCCCCGATTCGCTCCTAAATTTTATACTGCCATCGCCAGTAAATAAACCAATATACTCGGCCAAACGTTCATCTAATTCTGACGGCAAGGTTAGAGGAGATATATTATGATGTTCACTAATTAATTCATTATTTAATTTTACATAATCAGGCCGTTCATTATCGACGCCTAAATATGATATTACAATATCTCCTACAATAATATCAGGAGAATATTTCCATTCATATGTCTTATTATTTAATACTCGAATTCTATGAGTAGAAGAATTTTTTGCAATCCTCCCATCTTCTAATTCAATTACATAACCATCTACAATTCCATTATTATAATACTTTATAACATTTGTGTTACCTGTTTCATTAGAAACTTGAATATTATCAATTATATCTAAAAATTCCTTTTCTTTTGGATGATTGCTTACCAAATCTTTTATTTTAATAAGCCCCGAATTAGTAACTAGCCTAGTATTTTCTTCGATACATCCGGTTGGAGCAATAGAACTAACGGTAACATTACGTGCATGATTGCCCTTAAGAATCGGAACTTTAAATTCTGAATTTAAACGTTCTGATTCTTTTATAATACGAGATACGAAAGGGGCGGTACGCCATTTTTCTTTATTAAACAATTCAAAATTACCCTTTTCATTTCCAAGTTTCTCGGTACTAATATAAAGCCAATAATTATACCATTTTTCAAATTCTTCAACCGCCTCGTTGCCTTCTTTAGAGCCATACAGAAGACTCTGTTTAAAAAGCCATGCCGCAATATTAGTTACGCCGGCTCCAGTCCTGCGAAGTTTTTTAATAGCCAATTCTTGATGAGGAGTGGCGAATGTTTTATAAACTAATTCACATTCATTAACATTATCAAGAAAACGATTAATTGAATGCCCAATTTTTTCTAATTGTCCTATATAAATTTCACGCTTAGTAGAAAATTTACCACAATTAATAGATGCTAAAACACACAGCGACTCTCTGGAAAGATATTGTTCCGAACATGCATTAGTAGAAAGAATCCTTGAATCATATTCATCTTCCGGGTCATATAAAGCATCAGAATTACTATATTTGCGAGCTATATCAATATTTTGAATCCCCGGTTCTGCATTTTGATGCATATTTTTTGCAATCAATTCCATTAATTTACGAGCAGAAACTTTTTTACTAATCACTTCTTTTTTTCGGTCATGCGTAGCCAATCGATAATAACGTCCGGTTTCCTTTTCCCTAATAGAATTCATATCAATACTATGAACATCCACATAAACTTTATCTCCCTTTTTAACCGCTGGAATTTCAAATTTAAGTTCCCATTCTTCATCTTTTTCTACGGCTTTGTAAAACTTTTCTGTACATTGAACCGAAATGTTTGCATTTTGTATTTTAGTAAAATCCGATTTAATTTGTATAAATTCTTCAACATCAGGATGGTCACAAGATATACTAAATAACATGGCCGGAATTCTACCTTTTTGTCCTACAAAATATCCAATTTTATCTTGAAACTCCATCCAATGTACTGCTCCTGTACTTTGATTGGCAGAATTAAGAACTCGGCTTCCTTTAGGACGAAGCCTTGAAAAATCAATACCTAACCCTTGTCGAAAAGCGGCACATTTAGCAATAGTATAGGCCGAATTTTTAAAAATGGCTTCGAGACTATCCCACTCTTCTCCATCTCGATTGCCTCCTAAAGATATAGTAGTACAATTACAAAGACTTATTTTTCTGCCCGAACCTGCGCCTTGCATGATTGAGCCGGCGGGGTGCCACCAATCATTATAAATTTCATCAAACCATCGAGCACTCCAATATTCTCTAAGTTCTTGGGTTGGTTCAACCGAAGCTATAAAATCACAAACTCTTTTAACAGCCTGAGGATATGTCTCTTCCGGCATAAGAGCATATTTCTTTTTAAAAGCATCTATACTAAATTGATTTCCTTGAAAATATTCTTCGGTTGTAATTTTTTTAACGTCTTCGAATTTTGTTACATGTTCCATATCTTTATTCTTTATTCTTGTAGATGGATATAAGTAGATAATTTTAATATGAAACAACTAAATAAAATTATCAAAAATTACATTATTTAATATCTATTCTTTATATTTAGGGAGTCTTTGGTTTTTCATGTACTTCATTCCATCGTTTTCCAAAAATTGCCTTAAGTTGTTCTTCGGAACTCTTAATACTGTTTATCACTTCCATACCTTCAACACTATTTTTATCAAAAATTTCAATTTTTCCATATGAAGTATTAAACTTACACGGATACCATTCACCATCGGGACCAAATCTATTTTTCATTACATAAATACGACCCGTTCCCGACATTTTATCCTCTTTCTTTCGAGATAAAGACATAATAAAATCGCCAATCATAATTTTACGATAGCTATCCGCTACTCCCATCGCTTCAATAATATCCTCTTCATGAACACCCCGATTAGCTTGTGATGCAGTCCACCCCGGCACTTGTAATTCTCCTAAAATTCCTCGCAATTCTTCATATACATTTCCTGCCTCATTATAAGAATTTGAATTTCGCTCTTGCATAAATGGACGCAAAAGGTCAGCATAATCAACAATTACAATATCAATTTTTATGCCTGTAATTAATTGTAATCTTTCAATATGCATTTTTAAAGTTGAAGCCGATGCGGTTTTAGTCGGAAAATATTTAATAAAAAGCTTTCCACACCCCTTTGCTTTAATTTCATCTATTTTTGCCTGAACAATAGATTGTCCGTTTCGTACTTCTTGAAATGCTAATTCTGTAAAAATAGAATCGTACCGAAGCCCTACATATTTTTCATTTAACTCCATTGTAAAATGAATGACATTTTTTCCTTGTAACATAGCTTCTGCCCCCAGCCGAGCTAAAAACCACGATTTACCAGACCCAGCAGGAGCTACAATAAATCCAAGCTCACCTTTTCCAAGCCCACCATCAAGATGTATATCTATAATAGGCCAGTTAGTTTTTATAACTTCCCGAGCCATTTCCGTCATTCTCTGATTAACCTCAGTTAAGTACTCATGTCCAAGATTGCGCTCCATTCCTGCCTTTGATGCTTCATTAATCACATGCCAAATGCCTTCATAATTACCATCTTTTAATAAAGCTTGCGATTCCCAAATAGCATTTTTTAATTTTTGATTTCGACAAAAAGTTATAAATTGTTCTTTAACATATGCTAAGTCTTTAGAAATTTTAATTTCACTATATGCTTTCATTAATTGTTCCTTTACCGCCATATGCATTATAGCATCTTGTATTTTTGTCATTTCACAATGAAATACTGCCATTGAAGGTATATCACGATAAATTGGAAAATAAGAAGAAATAAATTTTACTACCCATTTATGGGCATCCGTTTCAAAATATTCGGGCTTAATAATATCAATAATTCTTTCCAAAAAAGCACGGTCCGATAACATTGCCGCTAAACATTTTGATTGAAAAGATGTCCCAAATTTCTTTAAATTATTTATTTCACTGGATTGCATAAATTTCTTCTTAATGACTAGGCATAACTTATTTTATAAAAAATCAAATTGCAATTTATAATAAATCTACCATAAAATATAATAAATCGCTTATTTTTTCTTAATTTTATTTGACATTTTTAAATGTCTGATACTATGTATAACATGTTCGGTAATAACGCCGAACTTAAAAATCTCCAAAGGAGTAAAATAATATGAAAAATGAATCTTACATAGTCGACATCCTTATCGACAATAAACCCATAAGGAAATTTCCCTTCGAAGATAAAATCTACATTGAAGCGCGTAAAGATAAAGAATATTCCATTCGTATAAAAAATAATTCAACCCATCGAATTTTAGCTGTAACTTCAGTTGATGGTCTTAATGTTCTCACAGGAAAATTTGATACTGAATATAGCGATGGATATGTAATTAACGGATATAATTCTCTAATTATAGACGGATTCCGCGTTTCTGATGAAAAAGTTGCCGGTTTTATTTTCGATTATAAAGATAAATCATATGCCGCGTCCAAAAAAGACGGCTCGGAGAAAAATGTTGGCGTAATTGGCGTCCGAATTTTTGAAGAAAAATTTGTACCTTTTCTATGGAACACGGTTACATACGATAATGATAATATTCCAGTAAAAGGCGGTTTCAATCCGTATTCTCCCAATATTCAAACTACTGTTTCATGCGACAATTCGTTAAAAGTAAATTGTTTTTCTTGCTCAACTACCACCCCGATTGGTTTTGATATGGGAACAAAATGGGGCAATTCTAAAGAAAGTCCAGTCATCGAAGTTGAATTTAACAGAGGAAATCTTTCTTATTCTACGAATATTTATTATGCCAGTCGTAAATCATTACTTGAAATGGGCGTTCCGATGGATAATAAAAAACAAGTAAGTTTTCCTAAACCATTTAAAAATAGAAAATATGCCAAGCCACCGGAAGGATGGCAAGGATAATCTTTAAAAACTATCCTCCCTTTCCTTGTTATCATTGGAAGGGGAGGTTATTTATATCCAATCGCTCGCCTTTCTTCGGGAGTAAGCTTTGCCAAAGCAGCCTCCTTAAGCTTTTGTTTGTTCTTCTTTTGCATTTCTTCCCTCTGTTCCCGTTTCTCTTTTCGTCTTTGCTCCGCTTTTTCAAACTCTTTTAATTCTTTACGTAAATAAAGTTCAATTTCTTCATTGGTCATATCAAAAAACTCACAGGAAATCCATTATTATAGTCGACCGGACCATTTCTAATTATTCTAGAAATATAAATTAGAAAATAATCATCTTGTATCTCTTCGGGTAAGGTCGCTTCATCATTAGAACCATTAAAATTCCACCACGAATCTTTTAAACATGGATACACCTTTTTTCATAACTCCAATAATTCGAATTGTTTCTTCTTCTAAAGATTTAAGTAATTTATCATGTTTATTTCTAATATCATAATAATCAACTAATAATTTATTCATAATTAACTTATTCCTTTCTAATCACTGCATCAAGTGGACCAAATACATCACTTATCCAAGTAATATGATTGGGCAAATTATTATCAATCATATCTTCTCGTACCATTTTAAAAAATGCATTTCGGTCCAACATAGGTATTTTTTCTGTTACCAAACATTGATTACAATGTAATTGTCCTATAGTAGTTAACGCCGTCGTTTTTAATTGCATTAAAGCTATATTTCTATCTAAAATACTTTTGCCATTAAATATATTTTCACATACTTTGTATTTATTTTTAAATCCATCTGCATGTTTAATTATTTCATCAATTGTATGTTCGATGGATTCATTTAACCACGGAAAATGTTTTACAATAGTTTTTGGACCTGCTAATTCAATTCCGGGCACATTATCCGAAGCATCTCCATCTAATGCTCGATATAACACAAAATTATTAGGATGTACTTGATAATCGGACAGAACTTCCGCAGGACCATAAATTCGTTTTTTCGTGGGAGAATAAACAAATATGCGATTATCACAAAGTTGTAAAAAATCTTTATCTGAAGACATTATGTACACCTTTTCCGATTCTTTAAAAAAATCCAAGGCTAAATAAGCTATAACATCATCGGCTTCTACATGGTCAATAGAAAGCATATTTATTGGAAGCACTTGAAGATAATTTACAAGCCGCAAATATTGTTTTCGACATTGCTCTTCTTCCGTAGATGCTTCTGAAATTTCTTCATATGAACGATTAAGACGAATTTTTCCTTTTCTATTTTTTTTATAATCTGGAAAAATTTGACGGCGTTTAAACGACCCGCCAACACCATCAAAAACGACTATACATCTTGTAGGTGCTAATAGCTTTATAGCATATCCTACTGATTTTAAGAATCCTACTATACCCCCGGTATGATTCCCATTTTCATCCATCGCCGGATTGGCACTCCAACATCTCATAAATGTATTAGTACCATCTACTAATAAAATATTCGAGTTAGTATTTCTTTTCCAATCTTTACGGTCCCTCATATTATGAAGGACACTATAAAGTTTAGCTTTTTCTTCTTGATTAAGTTCCATTATTCTTCTTTGACTGCATCTTTAGTAATATCATCATCCTCCGAATTCGTTTCCTCAACATCTTCAATAATTTTAGAATTGGGGTCCCGATATTGCATAATATATTTATTACAAATAGCCTGATAAACTTCTTCTTTTAAATCTTTATCAGTATTCATAAGTTCTACAAATTTTGGAACATCAAATTCAATTTTTTCACCATTTGCACGAGTAAATTTATATCCTTTCTTATCGCCGGTTATAATGCCATAAAGTTTCATATAATTCAACCAACTTGAAAGGTCTTGAATTCCCGAATCATAATGAATTTCAAATTGAGCAGTACGATAACAAGGACCACAACGATTTTTAATAACTTGAGATGTACATTTCATTCCAATTACTTCATCAACTCCATTTTTCTTGACTTTAAGTTTTCCAAGATTAGCTAAACGGATACGAACCGAACAGGCAAATGGCAATGCTTTTCCACCGGGTACAATCCATTTGTCACCAAAGGGACCCGCGCTCATATTGTAACGAACTTGGTTTGTGTACACAATAAGCACCCGTTGATTAGACACAAGATTAGTAATCTTTCTCATTGCTTTACTAAGGATAATTGCCTTTCCGGTATTATATCCGCTAACCCCGTGTTCCGATTCCATTTCCGTTTCGACGGATGCTTGGGCAACCGAGTCAACAATAATAGTTAAAAGACGCTCCGCACTCTTTTTTCGAAAAACCCCAATGACTAATTCTAACATGTTAAATAATTCTTCAAGAGTTGTAAACTTTTGATAATTAACATTACAAATATTTACTCCGAGAGCTTCCCAAAATTTCTTATCTACACTTGACTCCGAATCAAAAAATACAGCTAGGCCGCCGCGTTTTTGTGTTTCTGCAATAATTTGGGCACTAATCAAACTTTTACCAGTACTTTCCAAACCACTTAATTCTACCATTCTTCCTACTGGAAATCCGCCATGTGGTCGATTTGAAATGGCAAGGTCAAGAAGAGTCGAGCCAGTGCTTATCCATTCTCTTACATCTACGGGATTATCTTCTTCATCTAAGAAAAATGATATTTTACTTCCATCTTTTTGAGATTTATTAAGTTCTTTTTGAATTAAAAGTGCCATTTCATCTCGTTCAATATCAGAACCTAATTCTACATGTTTACTCGATAATTTCTTTTTTTCAGCCATAATTTCTCCTATAATGAAAGAAAGCCTACTAATTTTCTAGTAGGCTTTCAATTTATTTTAATGGGTTTTCAAGAATTATTGCTCGAAAAACTTTTCGAACTCTTTAGCGAGGTCAACATCCGTTGGTGTTGCTGTTGGTGCTGCCGGCGCGGGTACTACCGGCGCAACGGACGGTGAAGATACCGCAGCAGTTGTGGCCGGGGCATTGGCAGATGGTTCTTGATTACGCAAGCTGGATTCAACCTCGACACCTTCAGGATTCAACCATCGTGTGATAATCTCTTTAAGCTCATCATATGATTTTAAAGGGAAAATCTTAAGAATATCGGTTTGGTCCTTCAGTTTCTCCAAAAGGTCTTTTCGTTTAGGGTCAACGACCGGAGAAGTATTCGGGTCAGCAAGAATATTAGTCTCAGGAAATGTCTGACCATCTTTACTTACTTTCTTGCTTTCCTTACGAAATTCAACTTCAATATCACGACCATCTGTCAAAGAAGTAATATCACCATATTTGGCATTAGTCATTAATTTTAAAAGTTGTCTATAAACTTGCACTCCAAATCCCCAATATCTAACCCCCAATTCTTCCTCTCCCCGGACAATAATAGGAGCATAAGTACGGGTAACGGGAGCAAGCTTTGTGGCAATAGCCTTTTCCTCATTACTACCACTTGCTCGTAGAGCATCAATGGTTTCTAAAATGGGGTCTGGTTTACCAAAAGTACACGGTGCTAAATAATTATTTCCTCCGAGTTTAAAATAAAAACGAAGTTCTATAAATGGATTTTCAGGATTAAACTTATATGGAACAATACGAATATTTTGTTTTCCTTCTTTAGGTTTCCACAAAAGTTTTGCATATTCTGATGCTTTCGAACCTTCCTCAAATTGCTTGAGACGAGCTGCTAATTTTGCTATATTTACTGACATATGTTTTTTTATAATTTAATTGGTTAACTAGGTAATTATTCAATCATTAATCATTAATATCAAATTAAATCTTGAACCTTTTTACCTTAATACATAGCGCAGTAAAACACAAAACATATGACTCTGCAACTTATTTTAATTCAACAAGAATTATATTAAATTAATCCAAAATAATAGAAATTTTCAAAGGAATTATTCGAATTGAAACATCTCCAGTAATTATAAGTGAATTCTCATATAATTTCCAATTAACTACATACGATTTATCAAATGACCCATGTTCCTCTTCAATCAGGCGGTTCATGGCATTTAAAGTATAAAGTGTATTTGTTTGTTTTTTACGATGAATTAAAATTGTATTTGGAAACTTAGGCGCATCTTTTTGCATATTCAAAACATTATACGTTAAATAAATTTCCTTAAAATTTTTAGCATTAGTAAATACAAAAATTCGATTACTATATACTTTATAAAATTTACGTATTTCTTTAGATACTCCTTGAAAATCTTTAGAATTAGAAAAGGTACACAATAACTGTCTTGAATCTTGTTCTGTCATAAATTAAAACGTGACTTATTCTGACTTTACATAATAAGATAAAAATTTAACGGCTTCTCGAAGACCCATTTCATCTGCCTTTTTAATTAATTCGTGTAACTGTTCTTTTATATCTTTTGTTATAGCAAAGGCTGGATTTGAAAAACTAGCGGGGTCGGTTGAAAAAATTTGGCGAGCCACTTCTTTTTCTGCCTCAATTCTTTCCGGAGTCCGGGGAGGAGAAGGACTGGCAGAAGGGGGCGGCTGTGGGAAAGAAGCGGTTGATTTTGTTTCTGGTGAAGGCTCAATTTCCAGCTGCTGGTCACCCTGAAAAATTGTCGGTACTTTGCTTTTTTCTTTCGTGTTATCATTTTTATAACCCCCGCCGCTATCCGCAGGAAGTTCTCCCGGCTCAGGATTGGAACCAGGCGGGGCTTTCTTCGTCGACGCCCCCTGAGATTTATGAAGCTGCGGCACTGGATTTTTCTCAAAATGAGTACCACGCGCAATAGCCTTAGCTTTATGCTTTGGTGTAGGAAATGTAACAAGAATACCATCTTTATTATACGCCTGTCTTTCCGGAAATCGTCCCTCAACCATACGATTAGTAACTTCAATAACTATATTTTTATCTATTCCCCTTTTCAAGAGATATTCCCGCAAAGCATCCATATGGGTTACTTCTTCCATTTTAAATATTCCATCAATAACTCTCTCGTCGAGACAAACATCGGCAAAAACTTGGTCTAACATGTCACTCATAAGCTGTTAAAATATAAATATGTAATATTAAAGCTAAAATGCAGTATATTTATCAATATGATTAATCTAAAATCCATCATCTTCGAATCTATGTCAGTCGATGATGCAGAAAAAATCTTCTTTCAACATGGCGTAAGAAACGCTTCTCAAAAGAATAAAGAAGAGCTTAAAACTGTATATAGACACTTAGCCCTTAAACTCCATCCTGATAAAAAAGGAGGAAATGCCGAAGATATGAAGCAATTAAATGCAGCATATGAAGCTCTTAAAAAGGCCCTCTCTTTTTCTAATATTCCTTCCAATTCGTTTTATGGAAGAACAATGCCAAAAGATAAAAAAACTAAAGATTATTTAAAACCCATACATTTTATATTCAAAGACGAATATAATGATAATATTATTACTCAAGGATGGTTTGATTTAATAGATATGCATCAAGTTATACAACGTTTAATTCGACGAAAAATAGATATTTCTTTTGACCCCCTTTATCCAACCCATCCAAAAACTGGCAAATTACTTACAAGAAATATTACAGTTTATTGTAATTTTAAAAAATTTAATTTTTTTAATAAAGAAGTAGAAATATTATATGTTAAGAATTTAGCTAAACGATATGCAACTACTCCACCACAATCGGCTTAACATCTTGATATGAATTTCCCATATAAGCTTTCATAGGAAATTGACCATTGAAGCTCATAATTTTTTGTATTTCTTTTAAAAGACCCATTCCTTCTGGTTTATAATAATCAAATAAAATGGCATCATAAATATAAAGTATAGCTTTTGTTTTATATCCCCTTAAAAAATCTAAAACTGACTTTATTTTAGGAATGCTTAATTCGCCCTCAGTCGCTTGCAAAATATAGTTGAATACTTTAGGCGGGCTGGGGTCTAAAAGATGCCTAGAAGTTATTTTACGCTTAAAGAAAGGGGTCTGGATATAACCTTTGGTTTTAAAAAATTCCCATTGTTCATCCATATAATTTTTAATAGAAGCAAGAAATTTTATATGTGAATATTTATCCTCTATTCCACCATAAAATTGCCGAAATGTAAGATTTTTTGCCTCTTTAATATCAATCTCATCTACTTCATTTTTTTTAAAATAAAGTTTCGCTAAATATGTATAAATATCAGTAGTTAAAGGTATATTATATTTAACCAAACGACTAATAATTCTGGGATGAAAAGTAGTATAATCTAATACTACAATAGCCCCTTCTTTACCATATCTTGAAATGAAACATTTTCGGGCTCCGTCGTTTTGGCTAAGAGCAGCATAATTTACACCTTCGTAGCGATTGCTGGGACGACCCGTAGAAGTATAAACATTATATTGACTATAAACCATGCCCGATACTCCGGGGTCCAATTTATAACGAGATTTAAACAATTCCCTGTCCACACAAATTCCTTGTCTCTCCAACTCTCCGAGAGTTCCTATAATAAGGTCATTAAATCGAGAAAATGTTAAATCAGGTTCATACTTCCCTATTAATTTTGATAAATCATCTGCTATTTCATCAAACATTTCTTTATGTTTCATTAATGGAATAACTAAATTTAACATTTTATATTCCAAACTATTTTTACGTATAAAATTATGAGCAGAAGTTTCATAATCTAATATTTCAAATATTTCATTAGATTTCATCCATAAAAAAGCATTGGCATCATAAACATTAGAAATTTCTTTATAACAATGGTCAAAAGATTTCTTATCAAGTGTCCATTTTTTATTGGGCATTTGAAGAATAGTATAAATCACTTCTGAATTAATTTTTGGCTTTGAATCGGGATGATTAAATGCATAATAATATGTTTTTCCTGTAGAAATATTACGAATAAAAAGAATGCTCGGATGTGAAATGGCCGAATGACAAACATGGACCGGAATCGAATGTACAATCCAATCCCCCCGCTGATTTTCAGTTTGAAAACGAGTTACATCTGAAATGGTTTCTATCATTATGCCCCATTATGCCATACCTGATTATAGAGTCAAGTTTTTTATATTCGCAAAATTATTTAGGGTATTCCAAGACGAGCTTTAATATGACCGCGTAATGGAATAACACCCGCTGTAATTTTAGTAGTCCAATTTCCGGCCTCAATAGTATCTTGAACATCTATTATACGAAAAACAATATTTTTTTCTGAATATGGTTGAGGAAGCCCGCGTACTAAAAACATCATAAATGTTCGTAATCCACCAATTCCTTGAATCGTAAATGAAGCCTGAATGCCCGGCATAATACCTGTATATTTTGGATTATTTTCTTCATCACTATCATCAAGCAAAAGCTTTTGTATATCTGAAGCTGGCATAACTAACCGTCGTATATTAACATCTGTAGTCATTTGATATGCATTATGACAAGGTATAATTCCTTGCAATTCATGCATGGTAGTTTCAAATCCACTAGTATCGGCCTTAGGAGTAGGGGAATTACCAACATTTTCTCCTAGCTTCAATCTATCTCGAAACATATATTCAAGCAATTCATTAGTGCCATTAGTAACTATCGTTTTGTTTTCAGGATTGTTAGTCGGTGCATAAATTGTACGAATGGCTTGTGCATTGCTTAAAGTAGGTCTGAAATCTATGCCCAGTAATAAACTATCGGCTCCAAAATAATCAAATGCCCATACCTTTCCTCTGTTTGAAAACGACATAAATTTATAATCTACAATTTTCATTGGGGCCGGCTGGTCGGGCGTAATAGTCGCATCGCCTTGCCCACTTACAAGTCTCAAATCCCAAAAACCACCACAGGCACTATTAATTCCTTCAAGAATTTTTTCTACAAGTTTATAATAGGTTGTAATATCAGAACTATTATCTAATATGTCTTTTAAATATGCCAAATTTACATATATATGTTTAAGGTAACCCGAAAAATGGTCGGGATATGGAATATTTTGGCCCGGGGCTGGATGAGGAACTCTAAAAGGAAATGAACATGTTCCCGAAGCTATACCATTTTCATAACGAAGAGAATTGATAACTAAATCTATATCATCTCGATATGCAACACCTCCCGTCCCGCAAACATCTTGAAGACGAAAGTCTGCGAGTTTCTTGGCCTTTCTAGCCTCATGTAATGTTGCCGGAACAGGATTTACATAATCGGCTATTTTTAATTTAGCATCAAAATCTCCGGGCGAATAATTTTCGGACTCTGTTTTTTCCGGACCATATTTTCCAGCAAAATAATGTGGGGATTCAAAATTTGGAATAAGACAAATTGACCCATCGCTAGAAATCATATTTGGATGTGCGCCTACAACCACATCATCTATATCTATATGAAACATTTCCTCCCCTTTTGTAGCTTTAAGGGGACAACAATGAAAATTAATAGCTTCAATAACAAGACCCAAATTTAACCACAAGTCTTTACTCGGAGGAGGATGGTCAAAATCTTTATCTTTATTTGGCTTATACTGAAATTTATTTTTTTTGTCCCCGGGGTCTCGTCCAAAAAAAACTCCATAAAGATATTCATTGGCATTATCGGGATGTACTTTCCGAACATAATTGCAAAATTTTGTAAGCTCAGGAATAGAATCGGGCGGCTGTCTTATAATATTTCGAAACTTATCGAGTGATTTATCTACAAATTGTATAATACTATCAAATATCTTGGTTCCCGAATCCTCTTTTTCTTCGGTAGATTCTTTATCCATCGTATTCGCATCTACAACTAATCCCGCATAAATACGGTCTTTAGATGTAATTTCTGTTTTACAACGAAATTTGTTACCATCTACCGACCATTCAAAATTAGTAACAATGCCAAAAATAACATCATAATTTCCTTTGGATAATAAAATATTTTTTGTATAAAGAGGATATGGATTATTAAATAATTTTTCAAGCTCTCCTACATCTGTAAGGTCAACTAATGACTTGGGATTATAAAGATTCCACCCCCATTCCATAATGCATGTAATTCCCGGTACAAGAAAATAAGGCGTTAAATATTCTAATTGTTTTTTTGAAAAACATACCCATTCCACCGATGCTCTTCGGTAAAGTTCTTTTTGAATAGATACACTTATTCTCTCAATTTCTGGGGCTGGTACATGAATTGGATAATCTCGATTGAGGTCATTTTCAATAATATGCGGACTAATTCCTGCGCTTGGAACATATCCAATAATGGATGGATTATTTCTATCTTGAGAAAAACCATAATTTGAATAAAATCCCTTGCCTCCAAATAAAACAAAACCTTCTTTTCGTTTAGACGAAGAAACTGGTATTGGACTACCATCCTCATTAGTGGCTATATTTCCATCTTTATCTTGTTGATATTGAAGTCCTTTACTATTTGAACATAAACGTACCCAAGGAGACATGGGACCACGATATTTATCCCAATTACCAAGGTCTGTATTTTCAATATATCTTAAACTACGATTTTTCTTGCGACGATAAAGCTCGTCTTGTATTTCTTCCGGAAAATTACATGGCTCCCAAGGAATAATCGGTGGAGGCATATGACATTATCTCCTTTCTATAATTACATTTATAAAAATAAACATATATTTAAAACTATTTTATCATTTATGAATTGAGTTGATTAAATGCAATTAAAATACTTCCAACATCAATCGGAATTCGTAATGTCATTCCGGCCGGGACACTTAAACGACCTTTACCTAAATTATTTGCTAAACCAATAATCCAATACAAAGAAGGGTCGCCGTAATATTTAAATGCTAAAGAGTCAAGATAATCTTCAGAATTTGAAATTATTTGAAGGTCTGATTCTTGCGGAGGAATTGGAGGATATGTCACCGACTGATAAACTCGTTTTCCGTCCCATCTTTGTTTTATTGGTATGTCTTCGTATCTAATCATATATTGAATGGAGGGGCTACATTGTTTGTTCTTACATTACTTATCGGGCTGGGAAGCCGTGGGACCGGAGGGGGAACGGGTTCTGCCGATAATAGTTTAAACGGTGGAGGGGGAGGGGGAGGAGGCGGCGGCTCAGCGGGTGCCTTCATCGGCTCGTCAATAAATCCTTGTTTGATAACATCCACCACATAATATTCATGCCAATTATTCGGAGCCTTTCCATCTGGAACCGTGTCTGTATTCCATTTTTGAAATTCTTCGGTTCTGGGGGCATGTCCAAAATTGGCCCCTCCAACCACGGCTCGCTCTTTTTCGAGTAAAACAACCGTAAACCCAAGGTCGACTTCCCGAGGAACTTGTCCAAAAATCGCTTTAGGAGATGAAATAAGATTAGCCATATAAGCCCAATTCCCTGCGCCAGCATTTTCTTCATTATAAGTTTCCCATGCTGCATCATCTGGAATATTCATTGTCACAGATTGAATAAGTATAGGTTGGTCCTTATACAAATCTCCCATTGTTAACATAAACATGGGGGGAACCATAAATCGGTCATACGCATTATTTCCACTTGCCACAACTCCTTTAGCTTTTGTATAATTTGCTGGTTTATATGAAGTCATCATATAATTAATTCGTTGCCATGTTGGAGCTAATTCAGCAATACTACTAATAACAACAGCCAAATTAAATGAAAGATTTCGATTAAACCCGCCATAGGAATATACCTTATCCGCACGACCAATAAAGGGCAATTCTTCCCATGATGCATTCCCCGACTCGGATATACCTTTAATTGCCGCTCGAAATGGAATATATTTTTCATTAACTACATCATAAAAATACAGAGCTATTAAATCATCTTTATAAGGCTCCCATACTTCCCATCTTCCAGAAAGAGGAGACCCGCCCGTACTTCTCGGCTCGGGCAATACATCTAATGTATTAATAGCATCAAAAGCCCCTGCCGTTGGAAGCTTATAAGAATGTTGAACATTATTAACAAGCTCATTACTAAGCATTGTAACTCCCTCGTACCGATACGCTGCTAATGACCCAAGAGTAATATTATTTGGTCCTTGCCCTTTATTTTTTGTCTTAAACAATCGGTCATAGTTATATTTAACTGAATCTTGTTGTAAAAGAACTGAATTTTGGTCAGCTTCAACTAAATATGTTTTTTCGCTAGCAGCTTTAATCTTATCTAATACTATTGATAACTTAGTTTTAGTATCAATAGCTCGTTGTGCTTCTGGGTCTTTAGTTGGAAAATCTTGTTCTTTATAAAAATGATATTGAACCATCATTTCTGATGCTTCAAAATTTTCATTTTTAGAAGCACCCATCGAATCTCCATAACGATAACCTGGTTTTTTCTCAACATGACTTTGATTAACATCATATCCTACAGCACCAATCGTTGGAATATTATAATAAACAAACCAACGAGTAGAAACCCGAGTAAAAACTACCGTTCCATTTTGAATTTGAGCATATAACTTATATGGAGAAGTTGTATATTCACTTTTTTTACGAATATTTATATTCCCGGCTCTACCGGCTACCCATGTTTGACCAAACGAATATCCATTGTCATCACTAAACTTAAAATCCGAAGATATCATCATTCCATATGCCCCCTCATCACTTCGGAATTGAATATTAGATTGTCTTTGTGGAATAAAATTTTGAAATAATGATTTTGCTATATTTTTTACAGCCGATAAAAACCCTCCCGAAGAACTTCCCCCCGTATGAGAAGTACCCGGCCATTGTGATTGCAAATTAGCCAATCCTCGAAGGGCTGTTCCTGCTCGTAAATTTCCTTTGGCAGCAAAAGTTTTAGTTGCCTCCGGCAACGCATTTGAATTTATAGCATATGCTGTACCTGATACGGGATTTTGTTTGGGAGGGCCAAAAATTGTGCTCCCTAAGCTTCCCAGCAAAGTAGAAGCTATTCCTGTAAGACCGGCCGAAGTATCAAAAGCTCTATCTGGACGAGCCGACCCCAATGTTAACGTTAATCCCGCAGCTACAATGGGAGATGTTGGATTATAAATGCGGCGCTCATTATATGGAGATGCCGTTTGAAGTAAAAATTGCTTAGCAAGAAAAACAACTCCCCGCCCAGATACCAAAAATTTTGTAGTTCGAATTACATCTATAATACCAGACCCCAGAGCAAAAATATGTGAATCATATTTTTTTAAAGAATGAGGAAACTTTTTAGCCTGGTCAGGATAAATATAATAATATGGCTCATCTCCCCAAGAAATTAACCCCTGATGATAATTAGAATAAGGAGATAAACGATGATACAATGCTTTATCATTGCCCTGCGATTGCAGAATTAATTCGGGCTTTCCCACCGCTGGACCTACAGGATATCCTCCCGGTCTCTTAATAAATGCCCATGTTGGTTCAAAATGTGCCTGTGCCATATAATATAAATATTACGATACTTTATTTGCCCCAAATCCGCCGTAGAAATCTGTCTGTCGTGCTAATTGAGTACTAAGCAACTGTCCATCCATATTAATATTTGTATCTTTCGCTAAAATTTTCTCAAGCAATTCTACTATTTTTTTACCAGTTTCTTCTGACATAATTTTATCAGATTCTTTTTCTCCCCCCTTCTCTCCTTCAGCTTTTGGTTTTACTCCTTCCGCTAACTTAGTACCTTTCGGAGAAACATTTAAAGCCGGAAAATACATTGCTTTTATTTTCGCTTCCAGTGACTTGCCACCACCAAAAAGCATTCCCAATGGACTTGTTGAAATTACTTTACCAATTAATGGCATCATTTTTTTAGCTATCTCAAGCTGAGACTGAAATGGACTGTGCAATGACTTTTGAATCATCGGTGCTACACTTTGAATTCCACGGTAAATAGATAGTCCGGCTTCAGAAGGAGAGCGCCCTCCCCAAATTGCTTTAACTTTCCCCCACGCACCACTAAATGCGTCCGAAATTTTTTCTTTTATTTTCCCAACAAGTTCAAAAATAGATTTAATTCCATTAATGACGAGTAAAATAGGAGATGTCCATTTAAAAATAGCCTTTGCAACTTCCCATGATTTACTAGCAAGACTAATAGTCCAGTCCCATATTTTTTTAACAGGGGCAATAACATTTTGCCAATTTTTACCAACAAATCGAACTGCTTGAATTATAAGTCCAAGCGGAGTAAACCATTTAAATAAAAATTTATAAATATTCCATACGGTCCCCAACACTGCTTTTGTACCTGCCCATAAAGTACCTAATGATTTTGAAATACCCCCCGTATTATTCTTAATATCTTTAAAAGCTTGAATTATAAGACCAAGAGGTGTAAACCATTTAAATAAGAAAGTAACAACTCCGCCAACTTTACTCCAAATCCATTTAATTCCTTTGACTATTTCATCAAACCAAGGAATGATAGCTCGAAGTACTCCCATCAGACCTCCTCCGAGCTTTTGTAACCAATTGCCTGTAGTACTATTCCAACCTTTAATAAATCCGCCAATAGCTTGAAATGCTGTAATTGCCCATCCGATGTATGGAATGGGTTTTCCAAAAAATCCAAGAAATCTTCCAAAAAATCCAAGTTTAGTAAGAATTACACCTACAAATTTAGAAATCATTTCCCACGGTTTAGCAAGAAAAATTCCGAAATTGGCCATTTTTGTCAAAAATCCTGCAAATTTGGAAGTTCCAGATACTACGCTCAACAATGCAGCTCCAACTTTAAACATCATAATTCCGATTTTATTCATCATTGCGAGCGGAGCTCCGAGAACAAACGACCACTTAGCAATTGCCATCGCAATATCAATTGCCGGTACAACCATTTCAAGTAATTTATCTACAATAGGCAATAAAAATTCTGTAGTTTTTGCAAGAAGCGCATTCCATTTAGCCGAAATTGCTGCTAATCGAGTTTGATTATTTAACGTTCGTAACGTGTGGCTGGCATCCATAGCCCTTGCTTTGGCCGCCGCTTCATTTTCCTTTCGCATTTGTTCATAAAGGGCCAGTTGTTTTAATTGCTCTGGAGTTCCTCGCCTTCTCACCCTTTCGAGCTGCCGGTCAGTTTGAAGCATATTCGTTAATTCTTCCACTGTCTTGCCCGTAGCCTTAGCAAATGCGTCTTGTTGGAAGGGGTCAAGATTTTCAAAATCAACAGATTTAGCAATACGAAGAATTTCTTTGGTTGAACCTTCAAGGTTTCTTCTATATGCTAATTCGCGGGCACGTTGCAAATTGATTGAACGACCAAGAAGAACCGAAGCTTCCATTTCTTCATTCATGCTTTCTGTAAAATCAAGAATATGCCGGCTTGAAGCCGCTGCTTGTTTTAAGCTGGTCCCCATGCGGCGCAATTCAATAGCAGAGCGTAATGCTATATTAGGAACACGGGACATCATGGTCAAGGTTTCTCTGGATTTATCGCCCACATCCTTCATTACTTCATGAAGAGGAACTCCGGCTGCATTTGCTATATTTTTTGCAATATACATAGTATGGGATTGCGCCTCCAAGGTACTTTTAGAAATGGCGGCCATATTGCGAAGAAAATCGGCACTAATTTCTTCGGCTACTCCAAGCTGAGCCGAAAAAAGAGCAACATCTAGCTTTATACCTTCAGTAACATTATGTACCCCCCCCATAACATGAGCGAGACTTCGAGTAGCCCTGTACACTTCTTCTATTGTTAATCCCACCTCCATATACTGGATAGCCATTTTTTCAGAGCTTTTTCGAATGGCTTCGGCTTCGGGGCGCGTCATTCCTAGTGCTTTACGAAAATCCCATGCTGCTTTATCCATTTTATTAAACAAATTATATCCATATGATAACAGCATGATAATACCGCCTAAAAAATTTGCGAGCAATCTAGTTCGAACTCCTAGTTTAAGTAATTGGTCACTTATTTTAGAAACAAGTCCGAATTCTTTAACCCGCACGCCAAAAAGAGTTTTTGCTTGATTTATTACAAAATTAAAATATTTATGGTTTTCCGCATATTTAAGTTTTTCCATTTGTATTTGAATTTGACTAGCTTTTCTATGTAACCTAATTAATTCATGAATATTTTCTATTTCTTGCTCTGCTGAACGTATTAATGCCTTTGCTGCATCAAAAGATACACCTGTTGTAGCCTTATTTCTTAAATCAATATATTCAGCTAATTTTTGATACTTAGTAGAAAGTTCATCCAAAAGTCGTGCTTCCTCTTTACTCCGCATTAAAACATCGGCCTCAGCATTAAGACTAATTTGGCCAATCTCTTCATATATAGTTTTTCGCTTTAAAGCTAACTCAAGGAGAGCCTTTTCAACATTTAAAGAATTAACTGATATTTCAGCACTATCTACATTTGGATATACGGGTCCTGCCATAAATTATACAATATATTATTTATAAATAGAGAGATGTTTTAATTTTATTCCTTGACAACAATATAAAATGTGCTAAATTCATAGCATGAACGAAACAAATGAACCGGGATGGATTGGCCGTTTATTTATTGGAATCGGTGTTATCGGACTGATGGGAGTTATTTTTTTTGGAATGTTTGCTCCTGCTTTTGGACCGATAATTGAACGAAAGAAATATCAAGAATATGCTATTTTTGAAGATTGTGAACAACGTGTAGCATTAGATATGATAATAATTTATGCTTTTTTATGGATAATTGCCATAATTTCATGGATTGGATTTCTAGCCGTAGCTATAGCTCTAAATTAATTACGATTAATACCAGGCCCTCTAACTAAATTAGAATTAGATGTTGATACTTTAGACTCGGAAGAAACTTTATCCCATTCTCGCTGTTCTCGTTCTTTTATATTAATAAGCTTTCGAAGATAAAATGCCCTATATTGCACAGGCATTTCATAAACAGCAAAATATTCGATTTTTCCAAAATGAGTTAAATCAAATAATATTTCATGGAGATTTGCTTTATACTCCGGAGTTAGGCCAAAAAAAGGATACTCCTAACGGAGTTTCCTCCTTTCTTTCTAATCCACAATTTACACATTGAAAATCAAAGGAAGTATCAATATCCGGCATATTTTCTCGTAAATAAGTACGAAGAGCTAAACTATCCTTAGAAACAAGTTCCTCATTAACAAATTTTCGTATAGATGCCCGGTTCGTATCGCCATCAATAGCCGTAATAACATGTCCAAGGCGAGTTGTAATTTCACGACGTACGTCTTTAGAAATCTTTTCCATACCCTTTAACTCTTGTTCAATTAAATTTTCATCCTTTTTAGTAAGTAACTTAAAAGTAATTTCCCTTCCGGAATAAGGAAGTTTAAAAGTAAATGCATTTTCTCCTCGCGGATATTTTTCAAAATCAAAGGGTCGATTGTCCATTTTACCAAGGTCAATTGAAATGGAATTTTCTTTACCACAGCGATTACAAGTCATAGTCGCGTCATAAATATCTCCATAAGCTAATCGACGAATTGCAAAAAAAGCTGCATTTCTGTCACAAATGAGCATATCATTAAGAACAATATCTTTATTAATTACTACTGATTCAAGAAGCTTATCCAGAACGATATTTTTTTGAATAAGATTTGGTGACGTAAGAATATCTTCTTCTCTGGCCGTCATCATTTTAAGTTCTAATTGTCCGCTGGATAACGGATTATCTAAAGGATAAAACCAACCTTTAGAAGGAAGATTAATAACTTCTGTAGGAAATTTAACTTCTTTTTTTTGTGGTGTAGAAACAGGCTGACTTACAGTCGGCCTTGAAATAGGAATAATTTGGTCTGCCATAAACTATTATTATTGTTTGTTACTAGTACTAAAATACATATTACTTCAAAACTCTTTTAGACTTTTTATATTAAAAATTAAACAAAATTCTTTATTTTATTTTAATTCTAATAATTCCTTTTTTAAATCTAACAACCGCTTTTCAAGTTTTGGTATATCATCCATTTTATACTTCTTAACTTTCTCTATATAAGAAGCCATTTCTTTTTTCAACGAATCTATTTCTCGTTTAACTTGGGCAATTTCTTTAACAATTTGCTGTTTTCTCGCTCTAATATCCTCTTTATTTTTATTAGGGTCATCAGTCGGGTCTATTCCTTTATTTTTATTATTGGAATGGTTATTATTAAAATCCCTATCTTCTGAGTCCGGATTAAATAAAGAATCCTCCTTTAATATTTGTTTAGTAACCAAATATAAAAATTCATCAATTTGCTCAAGTTTAATGTTCATTACCGGCGACCATCAAGAATTTTATTAATCATTTTTTTAAATAAAGGGGCGGCGCTTTCAATAAATCTATCAGGTTCTTCTATTCCATACCTAGGAGCCATAGAAGTCTTGGGTCTTACAAGACTTCCCATACGACTTTCAAAATCTCCATATTTTTCATCGGGATTATATTGTTCTGGTTTCGGTTCATCATCCCAATTTCTAATCTTTTTGCCAGTATATCTAGTAGGCACAGAAACAACAGGAGCTCCAAGTTCGCTAGGATGTACAGATTCATTTTTACAAATTTGAAGATTTTTATCTGCAATTAAGAAAATTTCTTCCGATTCGGGGTCTAATCTTCCAAAATAAAAATAAATTGTAAAATTAGGATTAGAAGCAGATTCTCGCCCTGCTCGTTGAGCACCTAAAGAAACTTTAGCGTCTCGTCCAGCTATAGAAACCGCCATATTATAAAGAGTTCTTTCAACAGAAGATTCATCAGTTCCTTCCCATTTAATAGGAATAAGATTTGACTTATTTCTAGGATTAACAACTAATGCGCCTTTTAATGCGGTCTCTGGTTCCTCCGTAGAAGGCTCTTTTTCCATCTCATCTCCAGATTTATTCCCAGATGGAGTTTCAGGAGAAGAGCCGGGCGGATTATCTGGCGCAGAAGATTGTGGATTCTCATCTTCCTCCGCTTCACTCAAATAATTGAGATTAATGACATTTTTACCTTCTTCAAGTTGGTCAAGAACCTCTCGTACACATCGACGAATAAGATTTTCTAAAAGTTCAATCTTCATAATATCTATATTTTATATCATTAATACATATTTAAATAAACTTAAAAATAATATTAACGTTTAATATACAATTAGTATTGGAGTATTGCGTAATCGTATGAAATCCTAAGATTAACTAATACCGATTCGCCCATATCCGTCCAATTCATTTCTCCACCATCATAATCGGTCGGAAAAGCTCCTTTTAATGTCCATTCCTCTATTTTATCTCCCACGGGACCAAGAACATCAATTGTACATTCTTTTTTATAAAAGTCTTGATACCCATCACGTCCAGTTACGGATTCGTGAGAAAGACGATACCATTCAAAAACGGTTTGAGTAGCGGAAGGAACAACTGGGTCATAAAGTTCTAAGTTAATTTCATTCCATATCGTTTTCCCTTTATAGTACCATTGCAAGTTAATATAATCAATGGTTTTACGTTCTTGGGTCCACTTCGGACGTTCGGTCTTTCGAATAAGATAAGTTGGAATGCCATCTATATACATCAGGAAACGATTTTTGGTTTTCGGTTCCCAAATAGTATAAAACATCTCATTATTTGTTAAAAGGTCTGCCATAAGTCAAATATTGTATTGTTAATACTGGTCTATTTATAAATATAATGCATAAGAAGAAATAAGCAGATAAAAATGATTATATCTTAAGAGGCTCAATATCTCCATCGGCTACTTCTAAATTTCCTATATTTTTCCATTTAACATAAACTGCATATTTATTTATACTTGCTCCACGATACCACGGAAATTCTTCAAAAGATTTCATTTGTAAAGGAGTCATTTCACGTCTATTTTTTATAATACCTTTAGTACCGGCGGGAACTAATTTGCCATATGCTTCTCCATACCTATTAATATGCTGAATATCTTTCTTGGCTCGTACAACTGACCCAATTTCGAATCCTTTAGATAACGAAGGGTCAATTAAAAATATTTTTCCTTCCGGTTCGTAAACACATATTTGGTCTCCATCAAGAAGTCTTCTAATACCTTTTCCTTTAAACCATACTGCATCAAATTTCGATTTTAATACATTGGTCATATTAATAGTCGCCCTTAATCGTTCTTGATTAATTTTACCTCGGTTTACTGAGTACTGTAAAGAATAACGAGCAAAAGCATCACTATATTTATAATCTGGATTAAAATCATATCCGTTTTTTATCCACCATTTCATCATGGTATGAGAAACACCAAAATTAATAATTTCTAAACGAGGAACATTAAGAAAATATGCTTTTTTTAAAACCTTTTTACTTCCACCTGAAAACCTTACAGCTATGCTTTTAACAGTAGTAAAATAAACTCCAAATCCTAAATGATGAATAGGAGCAGGAATCCCAGAATGATAATCATAGTCTTCATATCCATGTGATATATCTCCGCTCCTTTGTATTCCAATAAATATTTTAAATCCTTCGTCTTCAATTTTAGAAAGATTATCTTCATACGTTCCATGATACACCGGACCAAAAAAATCATTATCTACGGCTTGTTGTAAAGAAATTGCAGGAACTTTATCTTCGCATATCAATGTCTTAATTTTAATCATAATCAGTCACATATTTTTCCCATTGTCGAGTATCTTCATCAAGCTTATAAATTATAACATGATTAGAATTAAACTTTACTCCGGGTTTCTTTTTCCATGAAAATCCTCCGCCACTTTCATAAACATAATATGGAATATCAATAACAAAAATTCCTTCTTTAAATTTACCAATAAGATAAACGTGTGGTTGGTCTGAACATTGAATATCAAGATTATAAATATTATTCTTAAAAAGAATTTCTATTAATTCATCTGCAATAATATGACAAATACCTCCGGTACCTAACTCTATATCAACTCCCTCTTCATCTTGTTTCCATTCATCATATACTCGTTGTGCAGCATCAGCCATTTGTTGTTTTATATCACCAGTAATTTCCGAAATACTATTAAGCTGATTTTTTGACACCTCCATTAAACTTCCGGGATGAGAAAAATGCCAAGATGTTTTTCTTTCATTATAATCATCATCCAATACTCCGCTTATTGGATTAATAACAACATGTTTCGGGTTTTTATTAGGTGTATTTTGACTTACCCAGTAATCCAGTTCATCTTTTATTTTTTGGTCTGGTATATCATTCCACCAATAAACTGTATTTAAATCGGCACGATATCTCCAATTTTTTGTTTCTTCATATCTAAGAAAAGGATATGTTTGAAATAAATCTGCATGTGAAAAATAAGTAATGTTTTGAGTCGGATGGCAGCGAAGATAATAAATTTTATAATTTTCGGGCGAAATACTTCCTAAATATAAATCTTCTCTTTTATTTATACCCGCTCTCGATTCATTTATATAATTAAAAGGATGGGACTCGGTCCAATTTTTTTCCAGTTCATCATACGATTCGCGTGGATTAATAACAACATGTTTCGGGTTTTTATTAGGTGTATTTTGACTTATCCAATAATCTACTTCATCCTTTATTTTCTGGTCTGGAATAGCATCCCACCAATAAACTTTATTTAAATCTTTCCGGTAGCTCCAACAATTTGCATTTTCATATGTAAGAAAAGGATATTTTTTAAACAAATCACCATGAGAAAAATATATATCGGATTTATATGATGAACCACAAAGAGCATAAACTTTATAAGTGTCTGTAGAAATAGCACCTACATATAAATCTTGATTATTAAACTGCTTAAAATCGCCTTGTTCTAGTAAAGACTCGGCCAGATAATCCGAAGAAGATAGAGATTTAATTTCTTCTTCTTCCGTTAACTTTGGAGTCTTGGGAGCATCTTTACTTCGGATTTGCCATCTGCGAACAGACCCGTCAGAATTTTTAATTTTTAAACGGTCTTCTTCAGGAATGCCTGCCCCATAGCCTTCAGACACTTCTTCAGACTTTGAAAAATGTTGTCCCTTTCGATTTTCGTCCTTTTTATCGTCGGGGTGAAATTCTTTTCCTCCGGTCGTTTTAAATAATTTTTGGCCATCTTCCGTTTGCGACGAAGTTAAAATTTGTGATTCGGGAAACCTTCGTTTAAGGCTATCTATCATCAACGTAGCAATTCGATTGCGCTTCCATCCTGGCCGAACGGTTATCATGTCAATATAAACGGTTTTATTATCACTATGCCCTTCTAATACACCAAGAATATGTTCGGTCCCGCGCTTTTGAAACCGCTTCTGCCATATATCAGTAATAGGATTTCCGCCACTATAACCCGTTCCTCGTGGAACCATTAAATATGGGATTTCGCCGCGTTTCATGGCCTGTGCCGATTCTTCCGAATCCATAAAATAAACTAATGTCCAACCTTCCGGCATTAACCCTCCACCCGCTCCCTGTCGAATAACAACAATATTTTTATTTACATCTTCAATAGTTTTATTTTTAAGCGGTTTGTTGTCCGATAATGCAATTTTTCCTTGGCGAGTTATTACAGGAGATTCAATAATCGGGGAATTAATAAAATCAAGTCGACGATGTAACTCTTTATCATAAAAGACATATTTTTCCAGTTGTTGTTTTGCCCATTGCATATGTCCTTGCTTCTTTAGCCCCAGTGCCATTCGATATGCTTTTTCTCGTAAAGCTTTAAGCTCACTGGTAGTCAATCGTTCCAGTTTAAATTCTCCCGTCGTTTCATCCCATTTGTCATTAAAACTTCGGTCAAACTTAGGGTCGCCAAACTCTGGAGAATCCTTTTGAGAAAAATTTGGAAGAATTGAACTAACATCCTTATCAGTAACTTTACCCCCTTCATTGACCGACATTTTTTGGTCATAAACTGCTATAATAGAATCTTTAAGTTGTTTAATAATACCCCGCGAACGTAAAATTTTAAAAATAATATTTTCATAACTTAATTCTCCATTCGTATCTAATCCATATTGACGATAAGCATCCAAATATTTTTTGACGGCCATCATTTTTTCTTGATTCTTACTGGCTATAGCATTCAAAATATAATCCTTCATAACTTTATATTGAAACTTTAAAATATCTCTATTTATATGAGGCGGAATTTTAAATGGCTTGCGAACCCATTGGTCTCGCATAAGAGAATAAATTCCCATTACATATAATTTCTTCTCAGTTGAATTTTGAATATTCATTTCTACCTTATGCCCCTTAATAAAAACATTATGTTCAAAATTCCATTGCGTACTAGCTATTTTAACACTTTTTTCTGCTGTTTCTATAGGCATTTTAAGATGTTGATAATTTATAATAATATGAACATCAACATCACTATTTGCCGTCCAATTATAATTGGACATAGACCCCATAAGATATACATCAATAATCGGCGCAGAAAACTTAGTTTTCTCATAAAAATCCCGGGCCAATTGAAGTAAATTAAGTCTTATCTTGGGGTCAAGACGTTGAGCAGAATCCCAGAGGTCCGGGCATAAATCTTCATTATATATTCGAAATTTAGCCATTGTCAACTTTAATATTAGATTTTACATGCTTAGCAATTTTAATTTCATTAACTCCAAACTGAGGAACAGATTTGGGATACGGATGTAATATCACTGGTGGCTTTGACGAGTCATAATCTGGTGCTTTCGGGTCATTATCTATTGCACCAATGTTTCCACTTTCTTCATCTTCAAATTTATAAGGAATTTCTGAATCTCTTTCCGATTCTTTAGCCAATCCCGAAGTATTAACGGCAGCCATCGTTCCGCCGGGCTCTTCTGAAGGAAGCGGAGCATGTCCTAATAATGCTTTCGCTTCTTTTGTAATCTCAGAAAATTCTTTAATAAATGTTCGAATATAATTATTTATCTGTTCAGCGGAAGTTTCGGGGCGAGCAAGCAATCCCCCGCAATCTCGATGTCGCCACGTAACGCCTCCATTTGTTGTATAATCATTTTTCTCTTGAATTTTCTTTTTACAATGAGGACATATATCCTTTTGAATTTCTTGTACTTCCCGATTTATGAGTTTTTCCGGGGCATTTGCAAACGCCTGCTCAACCGTATCCGATATTAATTTATTCAAAGACCGATTCATATTTTATAATATTTATTCTTGATTCCAAAATTTACGTTTAATGATAGGAATTTGTTTTAAAACTTCCCCTAGTGTTAAAGGAGAAGATAAATCTACTAATTCTAAAATCGTTTCTTGATATTTAGACGATTTATGTAATATTCCGTATCCTCCGGCCATATCAAACGCCTCAATTGTTTTTAAATTATCATCTACAAGTATTGAAAGCGGAGTTGCAAATTCTGCCTTTGCAATTCCTTCATCAACAATATGAATATTTTTTACATTTAATTGATTGCCTATATTATCTTTAATCCATTGCATTTTTCCCAATGAAACAATTTCATGAAACTCTATATCATCTTTAGACCCCGTTGAAGTAAGAATATGGACCTTTTCAAAAAGTTGATTGGATATTTTAAACAATTCTTTTCCGCCCGGCTCCCAATCAAGATTTCTCCAAAAATCAGGAATGGCAATATTATTATAAATCGGTGCTAATTCTTCTTCAGTATATTTATCTTCAGAAGAATTTAAAGTTCTTAAACCAGTTTTTTTAGCAACATTAGACCACCCGCGAGCATAATTAACCAATACTCCGTCCATGTCTAAATATAAAATATAATCTGTATTTTTCATTATAATAAATTGACAAAATTTCTTTCTTAGTTACAATGTACAATACTAAGATATTATAAATAATAAGTACTCTAAGTAAGTACTCTAAGTAAGTACTCTAAGTAAGTACTCTAAGTAAGTACTCTAAGTAAGTACTCTAAGTAAGTACTCTAAGTAAGTACTCTAAGTAAAATACGTTTAATATATTAAATTATCAAAATTGAATGGGTTGATTAAAACACAAAATTCTTTTATTGGATTCTTTTTTTCTCCGCTTGTATCTTTTTGTTTTTTAGATTGTATAGCTTTATTAATCATTTCTTTATATTTTTTATAAATTTCTGGATTTTCTTGTAAAGCTGCTAAAAATTTTGGTTTTGTTTTAACAAAATATTCTATTTGGTCTGAACTAATATGATGAATTTCATGAGACGTAGGATTTTCCCATACAAGTTCATTCCCTTCAATTTCAATCTTTCCATTATTTTTAGAAGTTGATTTATTCGCAGGCAAAGTAGAAACCTTAAGAATTTCTTGTTTAAATTCCGAATAATCAAAATTAGGATTTTTTTGAAAAAGTTTTTGAAAAACAGGCGTAATATTTTTTGTATTAACGTTTATTCCATCGTTTTGAAGAGATGTTACCATTTCTGTATATTTTTGAAATAGTACTTGTTCAAAAAAGTCTTCGGCTTTAATTTCGTTTTCTTTCTTTGTTTTAATTAATTCAGTATAAGCTTTTTGAAGAATTATATCAACATTTTTTAGCCCTCGTTTTTCAAGAACAGTTTTTGCAAGTCTATATACTTCCTTTCCTTGTTCCGTTGATGGTGTTGCCGTTGGTGCTCCCGGGGATGTCGGTGCTCCCGGCGTTGCCGTTGGTGCTCCCGGTGCGGGCGGTGCTCCTTTCGACGCTGGCGCTGGCGGTGCCGGTGCCGGCGGTGTAGCGGTACCGCTCGCTACATTTATTAAATCAGCAGCCGTAATATTATCAGGAGATTTATTATATCTTCGACGTAATTCTATCCAAGCACTAATTAAAATCGATTTGGCTGAATTTTCATCAACCCCGCTCATAACCATCTGGCTAAGAGCTTTTAAAAATTCACCTTGTTCTACAATAGGAATAGGCTTAAGCGTATTAAATTTTCCAAAATATCCTGCATAATCAAGAGAATCTTCCCATTTTTTAGCTATATCATAATTTCCTTTTAATATATTAATTACATCGTTTTGTTTTATAGTTATAGAATTTCCATGTGCATCTTTATAAGTAACCTTGCCAGAATCATCCCATGTTAAAGGAAATACCTTTCGACCAGACTTAGATTTAAATTCCATACTTTTACGACTAACCGTTGCTAATAATGCTCGCATAAAGGTTTCGGTTTCTTGTTCAATCGCCTGCCGTATAGTCGGGGGTGCTTCTGCCAATCGGCTTTTTATATGTGGATTGACGGCCTTTACTATTTTATCAATTTTAAATTCATTTTCGTCTCCGCTTTTTGTTGCGCCTGCTATTGGATTAACATGATGGTCATAAAATTGCATAATCATAATAGCACCGGATTCTTTTCCGTTTTTATAAACGACTACATATATTCTATTAAGATGTCTATTAACATTCCAAATAACTTTAATGTTAACCCCATTTAAACCAGGTACCGCCTTGCCCATTCTTCCAGCGGGCACTTCAATAGAAAATGGTTGTCCAGGATATTTATTATATCTACTATGAAAATTATAAAGAAATTCATCCGGTATTTCTACTTCTCCCCCGGCTTGCCCATCACCTCTTGCCCCCTCTCTTCCTCTCCCTCCCCCTCTTCTCCTTTCTTTCAGAAGAATAAGGTCTTTTAACATTATTCTATCGATTGTTTCAGTAAAAGTAGTTGGAAGAGGTTTATAATTTCCACTGCTATCTTTATCAAAATAATTTCCCGTACGAGAAAAGTCGGTTTTTATAGCATTAATAATAATTTTAATTGCATGTAAAATAATATAAGGATATTCTGCTGAGCCAATTCCTTCTTTATCTATTTCACCAACGTCTAAGAGAGGGGGGGTCGCGCCCGGGGGGGCGCTTGGAGGCGCACTTGGCGTTCCCGGTGCTCCCGGTGCTCCCGGTGCTCCCGGGGATGTCGGTGCTCCCGGTGCTCCCGGTGCTCCCGGGGATGTCGGTGCTCCCGGTGCTCTCGAGGATGTCGGTGCTCCCGGGGATGTCGGTGCTCCCGGTGCTCCCGAAGCGGGCGGTGCTCCCGGTGCTCCCGGCTCTTCTTCCGGTTCTGTTTCCGGCTCTTCAGAATCCGGCACAGGTGCCCCCGGTGTTGTCGATGGCATTTTAGGGGGCGTTTCGGAATCTCCTGCCTCTGAACTTGGCATAGTTTCCGGACTTTCTCCTGCAGCCGTTGGGGGTTCTAACCCCGACCCTCCACCAGTTTTCGGCGGTGTTGATGAAGTTTCCGGCGACGTCGTACCTGCAGTTCCGCCCGAACGAGCAGGCGAATCAGATTTTTGCCCCGAAATATCGCCGGTTTTTTGAAGAGCATTAATATTTCTTATAACTTTTTGTATATTACCCGCTGCCTGCCACCCCGACAATTCAGGTTGCATCTTAGCAAGTAAATTATAAATTCGTTGAACTGATAAATTAGTCACTTTAACCGCGTCTTTTATAAATCTATTAAATGTAGATAAAACTTGGTTTTTATATGAATCTAAAATTCGAGAAGGATTATTAGATGCCAGTGCTCTATTTGCTCCCAGTCCCCGATTGGCCGCGGCCCATAATCCCTTCATAGCGTCTCCAAATCCTTCTTCGATGGTGGGATTCGGAGAATTTGAAGATTGAGGATGTTTATAATTTGGATATACAGATGAGCCGGCGCTCCCCGGCCCATATCCCCTTTCAAAAGAAGTAACTTTATTTGTAAACATTGGCTCTAAAGTTTTTGCCAATGAATCCAAAGTTTCTTTTATATATTTTTGTCTTTCATCGGGCAATTTAACATTAGCAGTAAACATTGGCGAAACATTTTTTGACCAATCATTCATAATTTTTTTAAGTGAAAATATAAATCCTTTCCAAAGAGAACGCAGTTGAGTTTCTTGTGGATTTTGAATTTGATTTCCAACCATTGCCCCGACAGAACCCATTGCTTGGGCACCTCTAGCTTTTAATCGGTCAAATGCTCCTTCATTTACATAAGGAGACGCCATTATATGTTTAATATATTCATGGTCCATATTACAAATATAAATATAGAAGAAATATCTTTACGCATTAATAATAACAAAGATTTATATGTACAAAGAAAGATGGCTTTAAGCCATCTTTCTTTGATTTATATTTAATTTATATTTTTATTTTATCCATTAGGCATTGAAACGCCAGTTGGAAGGATGTTGAAATCAAGGATAATAAATTCAGCAGCCCTTGTTGGTTTCAAATAAATTTGACCATAAAGAATGTTACGGTCAATAAGGTCTGGAGTATTATTAGAATCATCCATTACAACTTGGAAAGCATACAATCCAGAACGTTGTTGTACACTTTCAAGATAAGGATTGACAATGGCTAAGAATTTATTTCGAGTTTGGGCTGTATTTTGTTCAAACACCAAATATCTTGCTGTAGAAGCAAAGAATTTCTTGATTTCAATTAACAGACGACGAACATTAATTCGGTCGAGCGCGGAAGCCTTAACTTGTAAGGTCTTCTGTCCCCAAGCTACAATTCCCTGTCCTGGGAATGCAGCTATTGGGTTAACTCGTCCCTCGTAGAGTGTATCTCGCTCTAAATGAGTAGTGCGGTCGGTCACTTGTTTAGCTTGTTGGATGCCACCACGATTTAGACCGGCGGCCGCCCACCATTCACCAGCAACCCTATCGTTGGCGGCATAAACGGCCGGCATGACCACTGACGGAGGAACAGTTACGATTTGATTAATGTTTGTGTCTTTAATCTTAACCCACGGATAATAAGTTCCGGCATAGCTAGTATCCAACTCGCTAGCAAGAGAAACAACTTCGTCAATCTGTCCGGCAGTCGGATTGCCGTCATCTTGATACAGGTCAAGGATGTAGAAACAATCTCCGCGAGCCTCGCACATTTCAATTGTAAGATTAACTACATATGTGTGCAATGAATAGATAATTCCCGGAGTTACAATTAGATTAATATCAAACTCATCAGAATTTCCTAGAGCACCGATACATTGTCTATAAGCAATTGAACCCGCCGTGGTACTATTGGCACAATTTAGACCCTGCGTATTTCCCGCAGTAATATCAGCCCCCGTATTGATATGAATTGCCGGAGATTGACCAGAGAATCCACCTTGGAACCCAAATACAAACTTACGCATTTTTACATAAGTGGTCTCATTTGCTGCGTCGTAAATTGACGGAATAACACCGTTTAAAGATGAGTCTAAATAAGAACCCGTTCCCACACCATTTTCAGTAATAACTTCGTCCAGAGCAAAAATGGTATTTTGTCCTGAAGTAGCTTGCGCCGGAATTGGAGCAAAATATTGTTGGTTATCCCGCCAATGTTCTACTCCCGCCGAAGACGTCGGATACAAAGAAGTTAATTCTGCATCTGCCCCCACCGGCGGACCATTAAAGTCAATTCCCGAAGCATATTTTCCTGGGAACAGACCATATAGAGATGCTTTTGCATACGCCATTGGATTGCACCAATTTCCCATTTGCCCATTTACAGGAGTTGCATATGCTTGGAATCCATAAGGAACCGATGTTGCCGGATATGGATTGGCCGCCATTTCTACGCGAATATTTTTACTAAGATTCTCGTACGTGCCAAATTCAATAATTTTACCATCATATCGGATATAATTGTATCTATCACCAATACGACGAGCAATAAAGTCCGGCGAAGTTGGGTCAAGATTACAATTTGGATATTGTTCAAGAATCTTAGGCCGTTTATCAGTATCACTATATTCACGAACCACAACATTAAATGTTCCCCATTCGCTACCAGCTACAGTTCCAGCTAATTTAACAGTGTTAATTTCAATTTTAAATTGAGTATTTGTATCTGTACCATCAGCCAATGTTGCAAAACGGAACAATGGGAATCGGGTCGGAGCTCCTCCATTCCAAGGAGAAATTTGCTGAGAAATTACCCAAGGAGTGTAAGCATTTGTAAGACTGAACTCTGAATCTCCATTTAGAAGGTCGAGTGACCACTGGTCAGTAAATTGCAGCGGCTCATCAATCCAAGACCCGGAAGGCATAACCGTTCCGTTAACCTTCCAGTGAACCGGGTCGGCAACAATTGTCGCAATATCATCTTCAAAAATCTTATAGATATATGCGGCCTCTTTCTTTGTTCCTCTGGCATACAAATCTTGCCTACCAGCCTGTGGATTTTTCCCAAATACATTAGTAATATATTGGGGGTCATTGGGGTCAATAGAGAAATGATAAGTACCATATCCTCCATCCAATGACTGACTAAGTTGTAAATCAAACTGATGATTTACAAATTCACTTCCCGAAACACTTGGATTGTAGCTTTGAATTGAACCAAGGAATCCAGGAGACTCAAGCTTGGTATTGACGCCCGACCATGCTGTATCAGCCAAAACGGCCAACACCTTGTAGGCCGAGCCGCTGCCAACCCATTGTTGTAAGCATTGGTCATAGGAAACATTTGAGCCCGGGACAAATTGTCCATCATATGGGCCAATTGGACCCTCAAGCAACCCCAAAAAGTTTAAGGTCGGACGATTACAGAAATCGACCGATTGGCTAATTTGCACAGTAGCAAATTCGCTGAAATATGATTGGTCAAATGGTTCTGCCGAAGTTAAAAATCCAAAAGGAGATAAAATATCTAAATCTCCGACAAGTTTATGTTCGTTGATAATTGCATTTACAATTGATTCCGAATTAACAGATGCAGTAAGAACATTTAGTGTACCATTGAATTCAAAAGAAGCACTAAGAATTCCTGCTATTACTTGTCCATGATAAAGGGTTGACCCATCACGGGGAATTGACCATGAAGCTGTAATATTTGGGAAGAAATCTTCACTTGCTCCAACAGCATCGGGCATTAATTTTATTTGAATCGGTACATATGGAAATACAACTTTTCCAGTAAAATCCGAACCATAATATGAAGTTGTAAAATAAGAAGCGGTGTGTCCAACATCCCCATCTTCAAAAGAAGAAGAATAAGATACTGAAATTACACCGGCATCCGTATTTCCAAAGCTGGAAGTATAATGAATACTTCGAGTCTCGTCTGATATAACATCGGATATTATTTCCGGGGCAACATAAGAAGTATTAGCAGTACCGGAGAACCACGCCCCTTCCATATAAATAAAAGAAGCCGTCGGGTCTGTCCAACCACGGTCTATCGTTCGAGTCCAAGTACCATTTTCAGCCCAAATAAACCACGGATATTTTTGATGATATCCCGTAAGAGCCCCAACACGACAAACGGTTACAAATCCCTTTTCTTGTAAATATTGCGTGGCGGTATATGGCCCATACAAGGTCCCGTCCGGAACTCCAAATTTTTGATGCAGTTCTGCTACGGTATTACAAAGAGTTGGCGAGAAACCCGGCCCTTTAGCAAATGGAGCCACTACAACGCCTCCGATTTCTGCTACGCCTTGAGCAATTCCGGATTGGTCTATTTCTCGGGTAAATACTCCCGGGCTAACGATACGGTTTTCAGGAGAAAATCTTCCACCTTCTACTATTGGCATAAGTTATTCCTTTAGAAAGTTCATTGTTGACTTGTTTATAAATATCTCCTAAATATTGAGAAGATTAAAAATTTTATAAAGAAATTAAAAAATAAAGAAAATATTTTTAAAAGAAAAGAATTTTGAAAGAATATAAATATATTTATAATTGGTTGGATTATTAAATAATATTCAACCAAACTGGTCACAAAGATGGAGATTGAGGTTAATAGGATTAACAACGTTCATTTGTTTGACTACCATTAACCATATCTCTTTAACCCCCCGCCGCTGTTCGGCGGGGGTTTTATCTTTGGTTCGCCAGAAAACTCCTACGTCTTTAGCGTAGGAGATGAATGGCGAAAAATCATCCCTGACTCTCAATATACATTCTTATTGTTTCCGAAGAAACATCACCAGTTGAACAGGCGAAATAACCATCACTCCAAAAGGTCTTTTCTTTCCAGAAATGAGTTTTCAACAAAACACCAATTTGTTTCCAAATCCTATTAGTGGATACTGCTTTCAACCGATTGACGATACTCACAATGGCCAAGGTAGGCGGATAGTCCACCATTAGGTGAATATGGTCTTTGTCACATTCCACCACTTCAATCTCAAAATCCGACTCATTGGCAATATCAAACATTATCTGTTTCATCGCCTTGTTAATGGGATAGGTCAACAACTGCTTACGATATTTACAAACAAAAACAAGATGTGCTTTGAGTAGATACTTGGAATGTGATGTTGTATGATATTTCTTCACAAAAAGTTAATCGTTTTTCTGTTCTCTCATATATGTATATTCCAGAAAGTAGAATAGAATAATTATATTGTGAAACAGGACTATACATACAAACTTCGACTAACTCCCACAAAAGAGCAGGAAGTCCTGTTGTCCAAACACTTTGGTAGCATACGATGGACTTACAATTTCTTTTTAGATAGAAGAACCCGTTTTTACCTTGAAGCGAAGGAGAAACAACTTGCCAAAAAAACATTGACCTATGTGGATATGGCGAAAGAGTTGACCAAGATTAAGGAACAACCTGAAACCGAATGGTTGAATGAGTGTAATGCCCAATCTCTCCAACACGCCATTAAACATCTGGATGGAGCATACAATCGGTTCTTTAAGAAACTGGCAAAGTTTCCACGATTTAAGAGTAAGAAGAACAAGCAATCATTTCGTGTTCCACAATTCGTCACGATTAAAGATGGAAGAATATATTTCCCAAAGTTTAAGGAAGGCATAAAGATTGACCAGCATAGACCCGTGGAAGGAGAGATTAACTATGCCACTATCATCAAAAACAAAGCAGGTCAATATTATGCTTGTATTGGAGTGAGTAGAAACATTGAGAAGAAATCCAAACTGGACAAAATCATAGGCATAGATTTAGGAGTGAAAACATTAGTCCAATGTTCCGATGGACAGAGATTTGACAACATTAAGGCCACTAAAAAATATGAGAAACTATTAAAGACACGACAACAAGCATTAAGTAGAACCAAGAAAGATTCCAAAGGTAGAGACAAGGCAAGATTGAGAGTTGGCAAACTCCAAGTAAAGATTGCCAACATTCGTCATAATCATCTTCACCAAATAACATCCAAACTCATTAACGAAAACCAAGTGATTTGTTTGGAAGATTTAAGTGTTAAGAATATGATGGCAAATCATTGTTTGTCCAAATCCATTGGAGATGTTTCTTGGGGAGAACTGGTGAGGCAATTAACCTATAAAGCAGATTGGTATGGACGAAAACTTGTGAAGATTGACAGGTTCTTTCCTTCCTCCAAGACCTGCTCTCATTGTGGATATGTAAATGATAATCTCACATTGAATATGAGAGAATGGGATTGTCCACGATGCCAACGAAGGTTGGATAGAGATTTTAACGCATCACAAAATATCCTTCGGCAAGGATTAAATTTAACCGTAGGAACTACGGAGTTAGCGGTTTGTCCTGATGTAAGACCCATTAAAAATAATGGGCGGTTGGTTGGAACCGAAACCACTACGTCTTTAGCGTAGGGGTAGTTCATATTCGATGAATTTGCCATTCATCATAAATGGGACGGTCTATCCAAATTCGACCTTCTCGCTCCATTTCTTCTAACATTTTTCTGGTTAATCCAAAGGAAGACCCCGTTATGTTACTTTCTGATATTCTAATTGGTCCAAAAGGAATTTGAGATAATATATCTTTTTTCTTATTATCTCGCCTGCGTTTTTTATCGGCTACTTTTATAAAAACACCATGTAATTCTCGATGACATTTTTTACATAAACATACTAATCCTTTAAGTAAATGTTCTTCGCCGTGATAAACATTTCCTTCTTCAGTATGATGTACTTGTAAATTCTCTCGACATCCGCAAGAACAACGCCAATTAGCCCGTCGTTTTATTTCTTGAGAAATTATTAACCAATAAGATGTCCGTAAAAAATAATAATATTTAAGATTAAGAATATAATTTTTTACTTCTTCCCAATTAAAGGTATTAATAGCAGATAACATCTTTTCATATGCCCCGGCACCCGTATCTTGGTCTGCCTTTAAATATTCAAAAATAAATTCTTCTGAAGTCATAACCATTAATGGTTATTTTGGAGATGTCGAAGTAAATGTTCCATCCGTCATATTTAAATTTCCTTCTCCATATTTTTGTATGAGCTTATCTAAAAGTCCTTGTTCAAGTTTTTGAAGAGATATCCATTCTTCTTTAAGTTTTTTTTCTTTCTCAACAAAATCAGTAACAAGACGGTCTAATTCCATTTTTTCAACTTGAAGACTACCTAATTTAAAAATGGATTCTTGAAATTTTCCTTGTAACATTTTAATTTCCGAAAATTCGGATTCTGTAATTTTTATTGATTGTGACATATTATTATAAACTATTCTTTCTTGTTAAAATTTAAAATAACTACACATATAAATAGAGATGATATTTAAAAATAAATGTAAATATAATTTATATTATTTAATATATATTATTGTCCAATTCCAGAACGGACTCGTCACATCAGTTGGATTCCATGTACCAGTTCCAATAATATTTTTTCCATATGTAATATTACAAGTAGAAGCTGAAATTTCCGCTTCTGGATTAATATAAGAATCTGTTTTTGCGTTTAAATAAATTCCCAACACCAGCAATACAGACGTAGCCATTTTCCATATGTTATCAAATATAAAAATATGTCTCATTGATTTATGTTTTTTTACCGCCATAATTAATCTGGGTATAGCAATTGTACAGTCATATTAGCATAGGTAAGTTCTCCATCATAATTATTATCATAATAATATACTAATCCAATTTCACTGCCACTGTTAAAATGTGAAATCCTCGTATTGACACTACCATTTCGGTATTGATTCGTCTCAAACCATACAAAATTGGGGGAATCGACCCGGTCCGTATCTGCTCCCTGGCCATAACTAATTCCAGCATTAGCTATATCTGACACTCTGAATTTTGTTGTAATGAAATATACACCATCCATTGGTACATGATATTTATTGTTCCAGAACAAATTGCCGGGGTCGGTTACAGCCGACATCGTTGTAAAATAAAAATTGCGTTTGAATAAAGGGTGGTAGTCCAATTCCATGTCATCATAATATGCTTCGCAAAAGACATTAGCTAAATTAGATGCCTTTATATTGTGAGCAAAAGAAGAAGTTTTAGCATATGATGATGTTAATGTAGCATAAGAAGCACTAATGGCCCAACTCGAAGTACCGTACAAAGAGGCAGTAACGCCATTGGTAAAGGTAAATCTGCCATCATAATAGTTGCGGTCTCTCATATCGAATACCCTGACGTATTCAGAGCTGGCCGGAATACTATTCCAACTGGAAGTTGTTGGATTTAATGGCAGAACATATTTACCTAAATCAACGTTTGATTCCTCTTTCCAATAAAATCTCGGGTTTATAAACGTCCATGATACATGACTGTTGGGGTATTGGGGATTTGAACCCGTCAACGCAATCATTGCTCCTTTAGTTTCAAAAGAATCTTCATAAGAAGTAACAGTCAATGCTTTAATTGTCTTTAATAAGTAATGTGGCGAATAGTCATTGGCTAGAAACGTATTGCCTCTGAACACTTGATGATGTAGTACGCACCCCGGCCAATCTTCATCTGTAATCAAAATTGAAGCACCAATGCCTCGCAGAGAATTGGCCGGCCAATCATTAGACGGGAATGCTGAATTTCGGCCACATCCAAAGAAGGTATTGCTGTTTAATTCAAAATGGTCAGCCTCGATATAAGCTCCAACCGCTAAGAAATCAAAGTGACAATTAGAAATTAAAATGTTATCCGACCACGGACAACGTGCATATATACCTACCAGATTTCGTTTTGTGTAAACTTGATATATTGAGGGCGTTAATACATAGTCGTTTCGATATCCATCTTTATTAGCTTTTATGGCGGACCAATAAGCAAACCAGCAAAAACGTATGTCCGCAGTAGCTACCGAACCTACTGTATGAACATAAGAATTGAACTCGAGCAAGCTTGAAGTAACATTATTATCTGATGCCAAGAGCAGGTTTTCCATCGTAAAGGTTCTATTCTGCGTAAAGCTTCCAGTACCTATAGATAATACGGGTTCTACCTTTGTTCCGATATATACAATGCCTCCGGCAAGCATACCAGACCCAACAATACTCAAATGGAATGGATTCGGCGTAGTTGGAGTGTAAATAGTTTTGGTTGTATAGAAAATACCAGGAGCAAGACAAATAGTCCCCCCTCCAACATCTAATAAAGTAGATGCGGTTGGAAGCATGTTAATCGCTTCTTGAATACCACACGTATTGCTTGGCGGCTTGTAAGATATGCCATTGTAAACGAATGTTCCATCGGGATAACAGTGAATAAATGCACTGCCTGAGCTATTATTTGGGGCATAAGATGCACTTCTTGCCCAAGAAGAACTAATAGAATATAAAGCATTATTCGCGTAATCAGCAAAAAGTGCCGACGAAGCTTCGAGAGCATACGATGCTGTTCGAGCATATGAAGAACTAATGGCATAAGAAGCGCTAAGGGCATAAGAAGAACTTAAAGCATACAATGCAAACGAACTTGTTTTGGCATAGGAAGATGTCAAAGCATAAGAGGAAGATAAAGTATAAGAAGCAGTATTAGCTATTGATGCCGTTCCTCTCAATTCCGGGAATTTAACATATCCATCGGCAAATGAAATTTCATATGGCCCCCAAGGTGTAATTATCCCTCCCACCAATACAATATAATCTGCCGTAATTTTATTATTGCTAAATTCAATATTAGCTATATTTGCCCCCGAGGCTGTAATAACCGAACAACTTATATTACCCCCCACTTCAAGTAAATTTTTTGGCGTTTCTACTCCAATGCCAACATTACCATTGGACAATATACACATTCTTTGCGTTAATATTTTTGATGGATTGGCTACCCCAAACCCCAATGTAGGATTATTACCGCCTGCATTTAACCATGAAGTAATTCGGGACACAGTAGCATTATATTTATAATGTGAATTAACAAAATCGAGAGCCGTGTTACCACCGGCAGAAAATGTACGATTGACAATTTTTATACCATTATAAGTTGGCCCGGAAGGAATATCCGCATGTACTTCTAATGCATATGTTGGCGTAACATTGCCAACATTTACACCCAATGACCCCGTAGAAATAATAATATTACTATTTGGTGGGCAAGATATTATATTATTAGTTTTATTCCACGGAAATGAAGATGTAACTGCAATTGAAGAACTTAACGATTGACTTGCCCACGAAGCAGTTAAAGTATAAGATGCCGATTTTGCATTCGAAGATGATAAAGCATAAGAAGAAGATAAAACAAGACCTATAATATTTTCAGATGCTATGCAAGATGCAGTTAACGCATATGAAGAACTTATAGATACAGAAGCTGTTCCTCGAAATTCCGGGAATTTAATATATCCATCAGTAAATGAAATTTCTTCATCTGGATTATAAGGATTTATTATTCCACCAATCATGTATATTCCATCAGCAAAAATACTTGACCCGTATATTATATCCAATTTGGCTTCAGAAGCCGTAATAACATTAGCTTGAAAATTTATTCCATATGAAGAAGTTTTAGCATATGAAGCCGAAATGCTAGAAGAAGCCCATGATGCACTAATATTATATGACCCTCCTGGAATAATTCCTCCTCCGTCTCCACCGCCTCCTGATAAAGTATAAGAAGCTGTTAAAGCGTATGAAGAGCTTATGGCTTGAGAAGCTGTTCCATAAAATGAAGAGGCTGTAATCGCCGAACAGCTGATATTGCCGCCTACTTCTAATTTATTAAAATCATATCCTTGTGGCCATTTAAGATTAATCCCAACATTTTTGGTATCATAATCAATAGTAAAAGGAAATGGAAATATACCTGTTGGCTCATCCTTTCGTCTTATGTAAAAAAACCCATCATCAGGAATTGCAGCCATTTCCCATTCTCTTTCACTCACAGATTCTCCTAAAGTAATAGTATTGTTTTCACCACTATTCCATACTACGTTTCCGGCTGAATTTGCATATGAAGCACTGAGAGCATGTTCAGCAAAAAGCGCCGAAGAAACTTCGAGAACATAAGATGCTGTTTTTGCATATGAAGCACTTATTGCATAAGAAGAGCTAATGGTATAAGAAGAACTTTTAGCATACGATGCGCTTAAAGCATACCATGCAAATGAGCTTGTTTCAACGTAAGAAGAAGTTAGAGCATAAGAAGAAGTTAGAGCATAAGAAGAAGATACAGCAAAAGCAACATGAAGGTTGCATACATTAACACAAATAACATTATTGGCCGGGTCGGTCATTAAAACCGATTGTGGATGAACGAATAGCGGGTACTCTTCAAATTCTTTATTATCTGACGTTCTTCGAATAAGAACTAAATCTTTTGCTTTTTCGTACAGAGGATTCATATGTTACATAAGTCCAACATTCAGCGTAATATTTCCTTGAGGCGGATTTTCAATATTAATGTTTAAAATATCTTCATAAGAAAAATCTCTAACGAATTTTTCTTCTACTTCTTTAGAATAAAATTTAGGCATTCGTGTTATAGGAATTTTGTGCCATTTTCCTTGTCCCCATATACAAAAATACTCATTATTAAAAGAAATCATACCCCATCTACCATAATTATCAGTTCCACTAGGAAAAGTAGTTAATTTTGTTTCTTGAATATTTATCATAGGAACTTTTCCCATAATAGGGCGGCGGGGTTTTATAATAAAAATTGGAAATTTTTTCCATTGGTGATTAACAACTAAATAAAAATATTGATTATCCGTATAAATGTTTCCTTCATGGGAAGGGTCGGGAAATCCAAAAGATAAATTTTGAGTACGTACGAGAGGAAACCGCCTCCATCCATTATATTTTACATAAAAATATTCATGGTCAAAAGAAACATTGCCGGAAGACTGTGCATTAAAATTCGAAGGCACAGTTGTCAAAGCGGGAGGTATTGACGCTGCTGCTGGCATTAATTATATTTTAAGGTTTCCACAATTTACGAGACTTTTTAGCAGTCCACATTTCTTTCATCACATCACTAATTTGAGGATTTGTGGCATATTTATTATCTTTTTCTTTTGCCATATCCTTAAAAATTTTTTTCATTTCTTCTATATTTAAATTAACCGAAAATCTTTTAGCAGGGTCATTAGGATGTCTAAATTCATAAGATTGCTCTTTTATATCCATATTATCTATCATTACTTTATCGTTAACGTTAAGATGATTTAATTCACTATAAAATTTAGTATTTTTTCGAAGATTATTAATAACTTGTTGTTTGGCTTCTTCCGGATTCTTTTTAGTTTGCTGACTTAATTCATATTGAAGGCCCGAAATGATTTCATCCGGAGTAGGAGGAGTTTTGCCCGAAATAGAATAAAGTTCTTCTAAATCTTCATCTGTAATCCCCAGTTTAGACATTTCCGTCTCCTTATGTATATTATCGCTCTCAAAATGGTCTGGGTCTTGAGTCTGATTAGGGCCAAAGGGAGTTCCATATGGAGTTTGATAAGTAATAGCCCCGGCGGCACCACCGGGAGCAGCATCGAATGAATTTTCTTTAATTGAATGTTTTCTCATAAATATAAATATGAGATAACCCCCCTAAAATGATACTATAGTTAATCTAAATTATACAAATTTTAAAATATATTTTATATTACCTTATACTGATGCATAGCTACTTTGAATCCAGACTTAACCATTTCTAAACGCTGGGCTTCCGTATAATATTGATTTCCATATACCGAATACAATGAAGGAAGCCATGCCGTATGTTTAAAAATATCTTCTTGGTATTCCTCTAACATACGAAGGCCAAACATAAAATCAAACGGACAAGCACGAGGAATTTTTTGTTTTACTAAATATTTATCTGCCATATTTACTTCATAAAATCCAAATGCTCCGTTAATTGCTATAGCCATTAACTCAACATAAATTGAACGCAAACTTGCTTTATTTGCTTTAAGATAAGAAGCAATATAATCTTGTTTTATAAATTCAAAATTACCATCTATTGGCCAAGTTGATATTACAGGAGTTCCCGCCTGTATAGGCTTATATGGCCATGCTAGTAATTCTTCCCATAAAACATCAAACCAACAATCCTTTCCTACGTAACAATCCCATTCCAACCACATAAAATAATCCCACTCTTTGAATTGAGCAATTTGTATTGCCATTTGTGCTGCCACATTAGCATAATCATATTTTTTCATCCATTGTCCTTCAAATACAGGTACATGAATATCGGCTTCTACAGAAGAATTATCCGTATAAGTAATTAATTCACAAGATTTACTAAATTTATAATCTTCTTTAAGTTGTTTTATAATTCGCGGATAAGTTTTATCTAAATAAAGTATTGCGCCTCGTTTTAATGGTGTAGAAATATTAAAGGGTGTAGAAGTATAATTAAATGGTGCAATAGTTAATACTTCATTGGAAATTTTTTCTTTGACAATTTCTATTATAGGGAACCATTCAGAAATGTCATTCATTTTTAATTGATACGACTCGTTCTCTACATGTAAAACAAATCCTCTCACCATTATTCCTAAGTTCCGAAAATCGGACGAATTATTTACTTTATTCGGTACAAATGTATTACAATATATTTCAAAATCTTTTTGATTTTTAATATCTATTTTAATATTATGCTCTGGCAAATTATTCGGGTTATAAGATATTAATTCTTTTCCATCTTGTTTTATAATAATAGTTCCACAATAAGTTGGATGCCATTGAAGTTGAATTTCTACTGATTTTATATTTTGATTAATAATTCGAAAATCTGCTCGTTCAGCGGTCCATCGAAAAAATCCATCTTTAATATTTCCTTCGAGTTTCCACCAATGGCTATCAGCAGTTCGTATTAGTACAACATCTTGATGGTCTATATTCATAAATGATATGGAATGTAATCTATTAAAATTTCAGTTTTAATTCCCAATTTAAATATATTAATTTTAGATACATAAAGTCCTAATTCTCGAGTATCGTCAGATTCAAATACGTCTGAAGGTCTAAAAGTATTTGTACGTATAGTTAAACGACCCCCTCCAGCGGTGGGAATGATAACAGATGTAGGTCCAAGCGGAATTTTGTCCTCTTTATCATTTATTGTATAATACAATATATCAGATTTAGCATGTTCCGATTTAAAATATATTAATTCGATTGCATCTACTGATGGGGATATTAAAAGATTTGCTTTTGGACTGGTCCATCGAGTATGAAGTCCTTCTCGATATCGTTTTGGTTCTTGTCCCGGCTCACACTCATGCCACCCATCTTGAATAAATACATCGCCCCTTGATAAATCGGTTGGGTCTAATTTAGCATATTTTAATAATTCTAAAGATTTTTTTGCATTTGGCCCCTGTTTAATTTGGTCAAATTCTATTTTAATTCTATCTCGTTCGACAAAATTACTTAACCACCACTTATATCTTGCATATTCAATTTGAGATTCCGGAATAGTCAAATTAAGTTTAGATTGTAATCTAAACATACGATATAATCGAGCAGGATGATTATAAAAAATTGAATCATAATCATCTCTAGCAGTTACTAAACTTCTTTGAAAAATGGCTTTTATAGAGCTCCCAGACCCATCAAAAACTTCTTCATTTTCTAAATTCAAACACATCCCGTTGATAGCAAAATCGCGGTGATAAATTGCCGCGTGGCACATAACATCCCGGGGTGTTCCCCCTTCTATCGGCGGAAGAGAAGTAATATCAATTCTTACATCATTAATATAAAAACGAATGGCATTATTAATTTTGACGGGAAGATTTCTAGTTTCCATATCTTTAGTTTCCGATACCAATTTCATTGCTAATTTCATAGCATCTTCAGTATCTCCAACTAAGATAGCATCTATATCATTAGGTATAATGCCAATAATGCGGTCTCTAATATATCCTCCAAAAATAAATACCCTCCCGCAATATTCAGATTTATTTACATAATCTCGAACCAATTCATATACTTTTTGAATTTTATCACTCATATTAGACGGCTTACAATAGATTCGCGGATGTATCCAACAATTCGTTCGGCCGAAAAATCCAAATTGGAAAGGATGATTTCCTTGCATTTCGGAGATTCCACTACGTAGTTCTCGCCTATAGGAGAATCCACAATATCAAATACATCCCAACTTGTCCCTCGAGGAGCAACCCTTCGTCTTTCTATAATAAATGGTTGCTGCTTGGGAGTAAGCCTAAACTTAGCTGAAATTTCAACGAGCACCGCTTCCGAATCATTCTTCAATCTTTCATATTGCACTAAATAACAATTTGCAGTAAGTTTTGGAATAGTAAGTGCAAGAAATCGATTCTTTACAGCACGCATCTCGAAGATGTTCTTATACCTTCGACAATTCTGCTCAAAATACCTATCCGTAAGAAGTTCTCCTTCTTTATTTATAGAGTAGAATTCCGAAGTCAGAAAGGTTTCAAAGTCCACAATTCTTTCCGCTGACTGATGGTGGGGCGACTTGAAAAAAGATACGAAATAGTCAATCGGATTTCTAACTATTGATAAAATCACTACGTCTGTTGAACTCTGAATGGCCGCTTGATTTTTCTCATGTCCGAAAAAGTGTTTCCACGCATAATCTACATTAGGAAGATGTGTTAGTTCAAGGTTAAAATTATCAACAATAACCTTGCGTAAAAAGTTAGTGCCAGAACACCTTTCCCCATAGATTGTGAATTTGGTAAACATCAAAATTCAATCCCCGCAATTCGTTTGGCGTTGTTGATTATTTCGTTCGCAACCTTCGGAGGAACCACCCCATTGTCATCCAACATACTAGTGTCTTCCCAAAACTTTCTTCCACAAGCAGCAATTTTTTCGGCCTCCTCGGTGCGCTCGAAATAGTAATTGGCCTTCTCAACCACATCGTTCCCCGACCAGTCTATTTCTACGAAGTGCTCTCCCGCTACACCCTGACCAATGAACTCAGTCATATGATTTGACCTCGTGGAGAATACCAATCCGCCCGAAGCCAGCCCCTCAAAGTATCTCCGAACTGTATGACCATTTCCCCTCAATGAGAGGACAATCATACTGTTCACTGTTTCTTTCAAGAAGTCTTCCCATTTAAGATGCTGACTCTTATATTGCTCGGGCACCTTTTCCAAGACGCTCTGGTAGTTGGGGTCGGAAGAATAGATACGGTAGTAGCAAGGCACGCCCGCCTTTATCAACGCCATTGGAACAAGGATTCGACATTTAAGTTCTTCGGGATTTCCACTTTCGCTCATTCCCGTAATATTTCCTGTAAATATGGCTCGCCTTTGCTTGTCCCTGAAGGGAACAACCAATGTCTTGAAACTCTGACTATTGGTTATGTAGGACGGGGCCAACATGAGTTTAGACCGTATATTTTCGGGGTATCTTCCCCGGTCCACAAAAAGAGAATTATTTATGTATAGCTTTGTCTTGTCAATGATGTACCCCGTAATATAATTAAGAAAGAATTGATTTCCATCTTCAAAATTGATGCATACTAAGTCTCCTTCGAACTCCGTAAGCTTTTCCAGAAATGGAGTTTGTTTTGTTTCCCATGTAGATAGGTCATACATCCACAAATCATATCTCATATCTACAGGAGGAGCATTGAGCATGGTGACAGATTTACGTATCTCGTCTCCGGGGTCACAAAATCCTCTTCGGTCGGTTGTATAAAAATCTATAGAATGCCCCCGAGAGGACAATAACTTTATCAGCGGCGTTGCATAAACAGCAATTGCTCCGAGTTCAAACGTCATTAGTATTTTCATAATTGTATATCCCCATACTTACAACAGACCTTTCCGCAGAATTCCTGCTTTTCAAAAATCATTAGTCTGAAATTCTCATTAGCAACCCATTTGTATGCAAACTGGAAAATTGGAAATTTAGACTCCTTAAAAGTTAAAAAAAGGTCATGAAATTTCTGCTTGAACTCGGGGTCGATAGACAGCTGGGATATAAATGTGGTTGAATCAAAACATTTTGTTTCCTTTTTCAATGCCTCAAACGCGGCGTATTCTGAAGACTTTATGAGACATTCTCGCTCTTCCGTCCGCGAATGAACAGTTGGATTGAAAAACCCCTGTAGGATAAACGCCTGATACCAATTTATAGGATTTTTGAAGTGTAATGTTGGTAAGATATATCTCTTCTCCACCCTATCTATCCTTGCTGGCATGGAATGACACCCACCAAAGCTGCTTCTGTACGTGTTCTTATACCTATTGTATTTAAATAAAGATGGCTCATAGTACTTAGCCTTTCCCGCAAAAGCGTTCTTATAATTCTTATCACAAAACTCATTTGACTTCATGTAATGTGAAATGGATGGAATACGACATGTGTTAACTCCATTTGCTATGGCGTCGGATATCATGTCCTGCAAGCCAGTCAAAAATTGATAGGTTGGACGTTCATCTGAATCTAGCAAATGAATCCACTCGTCCTCGGGGACATCCCACAATAGATTTCGATGCACGGATTCAAAATCCCCGTAATAAGGAATGGCCGTCTTCGTGACCTTCAGCTTCGGATACTCCGATTCCAACGACTTCAACATTTGATAGTCAGATTCGTCGGACGTTACCAAAACCCTGATAGTCTCAAAGTATGGATGACAAAGGCGGATAGTGTCCTTCGTAAGGTAGAATCGTTTATCACACCCATAGTTTATTCGGAGATGGACGTTCATAGATTGGGAAGATTCCAAAAGTCATTATTTATATACATATCATCCTGATACAGTTCCTTATAGAAAGTAAATCTATAAGTTCCAAGCAAAGTCCTAAGCTTCTCTCGAACTTCCTTGAAGTTGTGTTCCACCGATAAACATATGATAGCTCTTTCGCCAAGTTCTTTTGTGAAGAAGTGTTCGAGAATTTCGTAGTCCGTATATTCGGTGTCCACAGAAAGATAATGAATCAAATTCGGTGCGCCATGCTTTGTTAGTAACTGTCCCAATGATATAGACTTACACATGATAACGGATTTCTTTACGACGTCCATCTCTTCGTGAAATGGCGAAGGATACATTGACGAGAAGGATTCCCAATGGGGCGGGTTTCCATAGTACTGATGGAACGCGACTTCTCTCACCCCATCAAGCACGAAGCTGTTTTCGAGTCGACACTTTCGATTTTTCTTAAGGCTTTCAAAGGAATAAGTGTTGGGTTCTACACAAATACCATCCCATTCATATTCCGTTTCAAGGACATAGGTGTTTGACAATTGGATACCATCGCCCGCTCCCAAGTCAACAAAAAACCCATGCGTCAATCCTTTGTAAATTTCCTCAATGACACACTTGTCCTGCCCACATTGGGACACATATTTATTCTTTTGCATAGACGATAATTTTTCCAGTAATGGTAATCGGCTTACCCTTGTAACTCTGAAGATAAAAAGGAAGAGTGTCGGAGTCCAATTCCGATTCGTTAATAATAAATTCCTGTGTTGCATCGCCGCCCAAATAATCATACACATACCCCCGCTCCCCATAAATCTTATTGAAGTATGGTTCGGATGTGGCAAAATTGTTTATTACCCCGCCATACTGGTCAAACCGACATCGACTGTTGGGAACCTGGAAGTCGTCAATTAGTACTACAGCCCGTTTTCCGATGTGCTTGGCAATGGCATTCATTTCTTCGAACAGAGGCCACGGCTCAAACCAATGAGCGTCAAGGTAAAACAGAATCTTTCTCCCATCAAGAGTCGGCAGAAGCGTATTGAAGTAAGCGGGGGAAGCGCCAAGTTCCTGATGAACGTTACGAAACTGTCTGAGTAAATTCCGTGCCATTCGATATGATTTTTCCTGAATTTCAACGGTGTACACTTCCTTCACTCGCTCGGCAAAATACGCAGTGGTGAAACCATGTAAAGTGCCCGACTCGACTACCGTATCTATTGCTAGTCGCTTTATGTAAGTATCTATAATTTGTTGATGCTTAGTGTTTCCATTAAATGCAAAAATTCCAGTCATAAGTTAGCTTGTTTTTTCATTAGGTTAATTGCATGGTCAAGACATGGATAGGCCCACAACTGTTCCTCAGTATAGTTCGAAGAAAAAGTTGACATTCCTACCACTGGCCCTATTTTATAGTGAACAAGGCCGGGATACGAATCTCCCAAAAAATCAATGTGCCCACCATAGCCCGTAGCAATAATGTTTTTCCCATAGTTAAAGGCATCGAATATAGTAAGCCCAAACCCCTCGGCCTTTGTAAGCGACACGTAACAGTCGCCTATTGAATGGAGGGCAAGAATCTCAGTTGAAGTCATCGGTTCTAATAAACAAATAATAGGAGGATAAGAAGGATATTTTTTAAGTTCTTCCTTAATCATATCTTCACATCTTTTCTTATTTTCATCCGAATAATTACGATAATGAACTTTAAGTATAAGCCGTACTGGGTCGGTAGGTTTAAATCCTTCACAAAAAGCCCGTATTGTATCCTCAATTCCTTTACGTATATTAAACTCTCCTATCGTATAAAACGTATAGTATCCATTTTTTTCTAATCGATTTCCGGTCCGCATATCAACTAGTTTAACATTCATCGGGTCAGGGAGAGGATGAGGAAGAAAAATATGCGGTACTACTCGTATAGTATTATTTACTCCCGATTCTCGGAATGAATTTAAATTATAAGAAGACGGGCACCATACTTCATTAACACATTCATTCATATATTTAACCCATTCTTTAGGAAGACGATTTGTTTCCCAAGTACAATAACCATTAATAACTTTTCCCTTTAAAATTTCAAGTTTTTCTTCCCAAAATTTTGGCCATAAGTCGGGGGTAGAATGTATAATAACAACATCATGTAGAGGAATTGATTTATTTATTAATGATTGAACAACTATATCGTATGGATTATCATCACTTAGTTTAGAATTATCAAAATAAAGGGGGTCCCATGTAATAGGAATATTATTAATAAAATAATGATATAAATACCCCCGGGCAGCATTTGCATATCCACTTGTTCCATACTGGCCAATATAATATACCCCTTTAAGCGGAATCTTAGGAATAATAGTTAAAATTGATGGAATCAATTTATTACTCATAAACTACCCGTATTCCCATGTTATTTAAAGTAACAATTCTTTACAAATATTATTACTCTACAGGGCGTCCATCTTTATCAATAATAACAAAACGTTCAACCAAATTATGTTTTATTGCAAAATCTATAATAGTTTTGCGGATAATTCCTAAAATAGGAACATAATTTACTTTAAACTCGAGAGTTGGTTCGCCGGTATTTGGGTGAGCATCATATACTGTTGCATCTCTAAACCACTCTTGTTGTCCAAAAACTTCAACCGTTTCGGTAAGTATTGCTTTTTTTTGTTCCATTGGTATATGTTTTACATTAGGCTTATTCATATTGAGCATATTTTATCACTCCTTACGGGGGAGTCAATTTATTATAAAATTATTTTTAAGTAATTTACCTTAAAGCTTTTAAATATGTACATCTTATTTAAGAGCACCAAGTATTCGATGCATAGATGCTACAAAAGTAATTTCTCGTTCAAACACTAAAGCAGATTGATATACGGCGTCTGCAAGATACAGAATAATTTCTGGAGCTTTTTCTCCGGCATAATCATTTACGCGGTCAAAAAGATATTTATAAACTTCTTCATAATTAGAAAAAGCCGCGTCTGCTACCAATTGTCGAATTTCATCAAAAATACCCGCCTTTTTCGGCTGTTGTAAAAGCTTAACAAGTTTTTCGCGGTAATCTTGGTCATCCGTACTAGCTTTTGCTATTTTTAATGTTCCAGTAAGCGAAGATTGTTGCATGAAATTAATCATTTTTCGCATATCGGGATAATAACTGGTTACAATAAATGCTACATCCTTATTCTCATAATTTATTTTTTCTTTATTTAAAATTTTAATAAGATGAGACATAAGTTCAGGCTTAGACGGAGGCTTTATTTCAAAACTTTGACACCGAGACTTAATGGCCGGCGCTATTTTTTCATGATAATTACACGTTAAAATAAAGCGCGTCGAATGCGAATAAGTTTCCATTAAATTACGAAGTACACCTTGAGCATCGGGGGTTAAACGGTCTGCCTCATCCAAAAACATAATTTTTAAAGGATTAACTCCCATAGTAATACAAAAATCTTGTACTTTATTTCTAATATCATCTACTTTATTTTCATCCGATGCATTAATAAACAAACTATCACACGGGATTAAATTAATAAGCATTTTTCCTAAAGAAGTTTTACCAGTCCCGGGCCAGCCAAAAAATAAAAGATGTGGTATATCTTTACTTTCTAACCATATTTCTAAAGTTTCACAGACCGAAGGACTGCCGACAAAATTTTTAAGAGTACGGGGACGATAACGTTCGGCCCAAAGGCTGTGGTCAGGAACCGAAGGAAGCTCTTCCATCTCAACAAATTCAAACGGATTAATAATCATAAATAATTTTACTTTTTATTAAGTTTTCCAATTATAGAAGTTATAGCATCAGTAATAATAGTTTTATTACACTCTTTAACTACTTCTGGTGCTAAAGGAATACTGGGACCTTGAAATGATATATTTGATTTATTTTTAGATAAAATATCAATAATAGTAGTTTTATTCTGTAATATAGCTATCGCTGTTTCTTTTGGTAATTTAATAGAAATCTTTTCAAATAAAACTTCAAGTTCATGTAATTGAGCATCTGAAAAAGTATCAAATATTTGTCCATCGTCCGTTTTATAACAAATCTTAGTAATTTCAATCATATTTTATGCTTTTTTATTGGCGAATTGGTAATAAGTACAAATATATTTATCATTTTTAAAATATACTCTTGCAATTCCGTGGCTATTAATAGATAAAATTCCATCGGGAATATCATCATTAGCTTTAAATATTGCTGCTATATTTTTAATAGGAAATGATAAAGCCGTATCTAATTTATTTTTAACAGAATCCGTATCAGGAGTAATTCGAATTCGATTTGAATTTGAAATAGAATATCCAAATACTATTTCAAATTTTTCTTTCTTATTCATACCAACCGAAAAATCTTTAACTTCTTTTAAAGCACCATGCGCTTTTAAAAACTTATCTAAAAAATCTTCAGTTAAAGGTACTTCAACATGATATTCTGGCATATCTTGAAGATTCTTCGCTACCGGGTCAATAGAAGCCGGGTCCGCCGCCGCACAATAGCTTTGACAATTATCATCAGACATTGTAAATCCTAGAATACGGTCTCCTTGTTGATTAATAGATAAATTAATATCTTCTTCAAACGGAGACATCATTCCTTTAACTTTTTCGGTATCTCCTATACAAATAGTAAGGTCCGAAGAACCAAACTCATCAAAATCGTTCATAATTACATCGGCCACAAAACTTCGATTGTCCACGGCTCCGCGTGTATGCAATATTTTTTCAGAAGCACTATACTTCCATTTAACTTTGTTAAGTTCTCCGCCTATAGTATAACGCCGAATAAATGTTTCTAATTCTTTCTTTTTCATGTATGCGTATAATTTACTCCTTTTGATTACGATTGTCTATTTATTATATCTCATAACTAAAATAATCATCCGAGGCAGAAATATTTATTTTTGAATTACGAACTTTATAAAACAATTCTGTTAAATCATCACTATCTTCTCCGCTAATTATATAATTGGTTTTACTAATTCCCGGATTACCAAGTGCCATTTCACTCATGTCATCAATTATATCTTGTAAAGAAACCCCCGTGTCCACTTGGCATACAAGCAGCCCATCCTTAAAAATCTCCCACCACGGCCGACAATATCGCCCATTTTGCTCTACTTCATACCCAAGACTTACGAAAAAATCCTTCACTTCTTTATCCTTCTGTTCTGCAAGGGTCTGGTTTTGAATGTAACTTTGGGTACATTCCGCCAAATTAGAATAGCTTGCGCTTAATGAAAATAGAGGATACAAATCATTCATATTACCACGTCTCATTAAAATCAAACGTTTGTGTTGCTAACTGCGAACCTCGATTTGGATATTTCCATCCAATACAGCTATAAATTTCTGAAAGTTTACTTTTAAGCTCTCGTTCATACATTTTTTTCCGGTCAACATACATCGAAATAAAATTCAAAATTTCATCGGGGTCTGTATCATCCCCCTTAATGGCTAAAGATTCAATATAAAAATCATTAGGAAGCAAATATACCCATTTTATTTTTTCACTATGAGTAATTTTTTCATATTGCCGATTAAGTTTCCATACTTTCAATAAATCATTGTAAGCCAATGCCGCTCGTACTTGGGCAGGAGATTTATTAATATATTGAAATAATTTTCGGTGAGATGGATTATAATCATCATTACCATTTCTGGATATAAATCTTACTGAACTGGTTTTCGCAAGGTCAGATACCGAAATCTTATCTATATTTTCTTCGAAAGACAAAATTCTTTCATCCAACTCTTTTTGAGGAACTCCGCGAAGGAGCGCGTCAAGCATATCCGAAGAAAATTTACGAAATGCTGCTGGAAAACTAGAACGAACCACATCAATACCCTTAACCTCGAGCTTACCTTCATTTCCATTCTTATCTTTAACTTCTTTCATTGTTTCCATATCATAGACTTTAAGCATCGCGTATCGCTTTTTAACAACCCATAATGCTTTCTTAGCTATGACATCGGGAACAATTTTAATACGGTTATGTTCTGGAGCCACATTAAATATCTTGGGTATCATGTATTCATAAAACCTATTAATTTTAGCAGCAACTTCAGTTACCCAATCAATAGTAAACTTAGTCATGTGCTCAGACTTTACTTTTAAAAGATTAGCCACGGGAAGTGCGGACATGTACAATGAATCCGTATCAATATATACTACATAATCTTTTTGAGAAGGAAGAACATTTGCTTCCTTAAATTTGGCATAGTACATATCATTAACAAGTTTTTCCGCCGAACGAATAATTTCTTGCCCCGAAATAGTTACCGCTTCGGCATTATCTCGGTCATAAAAACGAAAGACCGGAAGTCCCAAAGTTCCGTACACCGAATTCAAAAAAATCTTTTGTCTTAATTGTCGTCGCTTATAAAATTCAGATTGAACTTTATCTCCTTCATCGGAAAATTTTTTCTGCAATTTTCGATATTCAAGTCGCTCTTTAAACCATACATCAAGAACAGTAGGAACGACACCCCGAATATCCTGTCTATACACAACGCCATTGGAACTAATAGACCAAGCATAATTTGCTATTTTTTTCTTAAAATCTTCGGCCGAAAACCCTCGCCCATCGATTTGAATTGTAGAAATATTTCCCCGCTGAAACTCCATCATATTCCACCCCTCTATTTTTCCAATTTTCGATTCGGGAGAAATATTTAACGACATAATTACACTAGGATACAGAGAAGTAATATCCGCTGAACAAATCCAATCATATAGCCCACTAATAGGCTCTTTAACAAAAGCTCCTGTAAATCCTTCCTCATCTTCCCGTTGCATAGATTCATATTCTTCACGACCACCTATAGGCTTATTAGGAGCTACTTTGCCATTACGTCGAAGATACATTAAAATAGCACCATCAATGAAACGGCTTGACATCTGAAACCACTCGTACGGAACATGCCCTTTATGACAAACCGCCTGTGCAAGACGAATAAAATCATATTTTTGGTCTAATTCTACAACAACTTTAACATCGACCAAATTATATTCAACATATCGAAGAATATCCTTTTTATACAATTCAGTTAAACTGCCTTTATATGTAAGCTTTTGATGTTTTAATTCTTCATCTTTAGCTATATTGGCCAAAGACCAAGAGGGTTTCATTACACCTATAAATTTTTTGTAAAGCTCCAAATAATCAAGAAGAGATATTCCTGCACATACCATGCGCCCACTAAATTTATTTTGATACATTATTCCTATTGGAGATAATCGATAACTTGCCTGTTTCCCCAGCACAGCTCGAATTCGATTATATAAATAAGGAATATCAAAATTATTACTATTCCATCCAGTAACAATAGTAGGCTGTATTTGCTCCCATAAATTTAAAAATGAGTTTAATAATGTATCTTCACTTTTAAAAGAACACGTTTCCAATTCGGAAGTACTTTTACTTGATATTTTGTTTTCGGGGTCAAGTACAAGCGAATAATATTTATTTCCCGCCTGGTCAAATAAAGCAATGGCGGTAATAGCTTTGTCTCCTTTGGTAATATCAGGAAATCCTCCCTCCGAACTAACTTCAATGTCTAATACAAGTATCCGATGTCCAACCGAAGGCTCGTCGCTATCTTCATATTGGTCTATAAGGACCCGCATTTCGGGAGAAACATCCGACTCAAAAAGGGTTGGGTCATACTCATCAAAAGAGAATACCTTTTCTAATTTATCTCCATATAAAGAAATATATTCTCCATCAGGAGCACGACGATAAGCATATCGACGATAAGGAAAAGTCTTATATCCTTTAGTATCATCCCATAAATGGACGACGTTTTCTTTTTTATCTACAAATACATTAGTGTACACAAATAACCTTTATATTATTTCACGAGATTATAAAGAAAGACCTTAAAAAGTCAAGACTTTCTTAACATATCTTTTTGCCTACATATAATCTTTGAGGTTGTAACGGCTTATTGAATGTCATTAAACTAACCCAAATATTAGCCCCAAAGAGTATTTGTAATCGTTCTTTCCATGTTAATTTATAACAAGATGTGACAATTCCATCTGGTGATTTATATGCTGGCAATTGCATATAAGATGATTGATTTTTGGCAAAAATAGCATTTGCCTCTGGAAATTCTATAGCTTTCATCCTGCATCGTAAGTTCGGTTTCCTTCAACATCTTTCACGGGCCGCGCATCCGACAACAATTTTTCATCCCATTCAAATTTAGGATGAAAGTCGCCATCGCCGTCAGCATAAAAAGAAACAAGGCGCGAGCTTCCTGCTGACCCAAGGAACTGCATATATTTAAGCATAGATAAAAAATGAGGAACCCAACGAGTTTTCATTCTACATTTAATTGTAAATTCAGTAACATCTAATTTCATATCATTAAATTAATTATCGACCATATCAAAATCTTTTAATGTATTAATAAGAAGAGTTTTAAGTTGGTCGCAAATTCCATATTTTTTAGATAATATATCTACAGATTCTAATATATCTCCTCGGTGATTTGGATGATTCAAGGTAGCCGATTTCCAATCAGCTAAAAGTTCTAATATATCCACTAAATTCATCCCCTCAATCCCATTATTAAAATGTTCGGGATGATGGCGATTATGTTTATAATGATGCTCCAAAGCCGGCCCTAATGATTTCTTGGCTTTATAATAACCTTCACTATCAAAATGATTTTTTTCAAATACATCTATTGTATCAATATAATAAGGCAATTCTTCTGATTCAAATTTAGATTCATCATGTTTATTACCTCTTAATATCATTTCCTGAGATAAACGAGACATTATTTGAAACACTCTTTGGCGATGTAAACCAATTATCTCTAATGTTTTTATCTTTTTTAACTCATAATCATCTTTCATATTTTTTAAAATTCTTATCAATATTAACCTTGACTGGACCTACGAGAGTGGCCGCAAATTCTCGTGTTTTATGCCATTTTTTAAAGCTCTGAGCATGTCGATAGGTATTAAACCACCAGCAATAATGCTTAGTAGGTTCATGCCCATTATCTACATCAAATAACATCCAAAACGTAGATTTTTTCGGTAAATTATCTTTATTCATATTATTTAAACACTTTCAATATTTGATTGATTAATTTCAATTTTTACTCCAAGCTTTTGCATAAGAGATACATAAATGGGATAACCTTCGGGTTTCAAACGATTAAAAGAATTAAGAAATTTCTTTACAAGCATTTCATGTCTAAACCATGTTAAATGTTGTGGTTCAAATTGCATTTTCGGCAATTCGAGTGGACTGATATGGTTAATTATAAACAAAGCCATACCAAGTTCTTCTTCAGTTAAACTATCTAATTGAGAAAGAGTCATTTATTTTAAACAAAAAGAATATAACACAGTTCAATTAAATATGCAACTTTTTTTAACTTGTAAAATAAAGTGCCTTAAAAGACACATATGAGGGCTAGCTATGGAGACATTTTAACACCACGTACTTTTCCATCTATTATAATAAATCGAATATCTTCTAAAGTTTTGTTTTCCGTGGCCGCAATAATAGAATTATTTTCTTCAACATTAATTGGACGAGTAGTTGTAGCTACATCAGTATCAATTTGTCCAGTAATAGACTTACTGCCCTTTTTAGCCGAATCTGCGCGGTTTTTATCTCCATGTACAATCATCATGCCATCTAAAACATATACTAGACTTTTTTCATTACTAATTTGAAATAAAAATTCTCCTTCGTTTAATTGATACATTGCTAAAGGAGTGCTTATTGTACAAATTGAATCCTCGTTTTTAGATTTATAAGAAATAATAAAATTTCCTTTGGATAACATAATATTAATATTATGGGGTCCAAATATTGCGAGGCTGGGCGAATTTGTTAAATTTTTTACTTCTTGGTCAAACGCATTAATAGAAAAAACTGAATTATTATCTGCCTCAATAATAAAACCCCCCGATAAATAAACAGTTGTTTTTTCTAATGGTAATAATTCCGTAAGAGTTGTCGATTCGATTATAGAAGTGCTTCCAGCTATAAGTTTATTAGTTATAGTCATTCCACTCTGAGCAATTTGATGTGAAATTATTGATTTATTCACATAAAATACTCCTTCGGTTGCAAAAAGGCTTGAAGCCATCAATATAAAAATAAAAATTAATGTTTTCATCAAGAAATAAATATCTCTAAAAAATAATTAATAGAAGACCGCATATTAAAAATGAGTTATAAAAAATTGAAATTTTTCTGAAGTTTGATTTAATAGTTCAAAATTATGCAAAAACATATTGTTTCTTATAGTCAATTTGCTAAATTCTGGATATGTCCGTATCAATGGATGCGGGATTATATTTTAAAAGAAAAAGTATTTGAAGATAGCGTTCATATGTCTTTTGGAACGGCTATACATGAAGCTTTACAAAAATTTCTTACCATTTATTATAATGAATCAGAAGAGACAGCTTATAAATTAGATTTAATTACACCTTTTATTGAAAGATTTAAACAATTAATAACAACAAAAAATATTAAATATACACAAAAAGAATTTGATGAATTTATTGAGGATGGCAAAGCTATTATTTCTGAGTTTATTAATCCAGTAAACATTAAACTTAATTTTTCCAGAGACAAATATGATTTAATTGGAACTGAAGTTAAATTTACATCGCCCATTGTTAATAATGTTAATCTGGACGCCTATCTTGACCTTGTACTCAAAGAAAAAATTTCGGGTAATATTCGCATTATTGATATTAAAACTGCTACTCGAGAATGGAATAATAGCATGAAAGAAGATTTTACAAAAACAAGCCAGCTAGTACTTTACAAAGCTGTATATAGTAAAAATAATAATATTCCTCTTAGTAAAATTCATGTTGAATTTATTATTCTTAAACGAAAATTATATGAAAATGTTAAATATAAACAAACTCATATTCAAATTTTTAAACCTCCGGCATATCAAGAAAATGTACGTCAAGTTATCAAAGAATTCCGAGAATTTGTAGAATATTGTTTTACTAAAGAAGGGTTACATAAAGTTGATGCTCGTTACCCTAAACAACCGGGAAAGAATAAAACCAATTGTAAATGGTGCCAATATAAAAAGAATGGCAAATGTGATGGTATAGCCGACCCTCCCCTTTAAAAAATTTATTTAATAAATTTTAAAATTAATGTCTTCCATATGGAAGACATTTTTTTTTGTAAAATATGAAATATAAATATTCGATTTTTAAAATACATTGATACATATAGATGTACAAAATTATTTTATGAATACTAAAAATAAAGTTGCGACCACTGTTAAAGTAAATAATGATTTATATGATGGATTTAAAATTCTTGGAATTAGATATAAACTAACACTTCAAAAATTAGTAGAAAGAGCGATATATCGTTATGTTAATGAAGAAGATTTCAGAACTGAAATGAATAATTTTACTGGGTCTTTATTTTATACAACATCTTCAATTATTACAGCTCCTATTTCTACATCAATGTATTAAAATTTAACAGAAAGTTTTGAAAATATGCCTGCAAATAATGGAAAACCTACTATTTTAGCTCTTGCTGACGACCTTCGGATGCATTCCGGGGTAGCTACGATGATGCGAGAATTGGTATTGGCCACGGTTCATACGTTTAATTGGGTTCAAATTGCCGGAGCCATTAAGCACCCTGATAAAGGAAATGCTTATGACTTATCACAATCTACAAATGAAATGAAAAAAATGACAGATGCTTATGTAAAACTATATCCTACTGATGGTTATGGTAATGAGCAAATTCTTTTTCAAATTATGGCAATAGAACGCCCCAATGCTATTTTTCATTTTACAGACCCTCGCTTTTGGGGATGGCTTTATGTATTAGAAAAACAAATTCGTTCTAACATTCCAATAACTTATCTTAATATTTGGGATGATATTCCTTATCCAATGTATAATCGGCCATTCTATGAAAGCTGTGATGCTTTATTTAGCATTAGTAAACAAACCTTTAATATTAACAAATGGGTTCTTGGACCAGAAAATATATGTTTAGTGGGTGATGGTCCTATGAATGGCCGTACCTTATTACAATATTGTCCGCATGGCATCAATAAAGAAACTTTTAGACCATTAGAAAAAAATAATGAATCTCTTATTGAATTTCGAAAACGATTAACACAAGGAAAAGATTATAAATTCATAATTCTTTATAATAGTCGAAATGTTCACCGAAAACGAACGAGCAATATTATTCTTGCTTATCGACAATTCTGTGATAATTTGCCAAAAGAAGAAGCAGAAAAATGTGCTCTTGTTTTGCACACAGAAATTATGCAAGATGCAGGTACTAATTTAATTGCTGTTAAAGAAGCATTTTGTCCTAATTACAATATTATTTTTTCACCGGGAAAACTCTCTCCGGACGATATGAATTTAATGTATAATATTGCAGATATTACGGTAAATGCTTCTTCTAACGAAGGATTTGGATTATCCGCGGCTGAATCTATTATGAGTGGTACACCTATTATTGTATCAGTTACTGGAGGATTACAAGACCAAATTGGACAATTAGATGATAACGGAAATCCCGTAGAATTTGATGCGGATTTTGGTTCGAATAACATTGGCCGTTACAAAAAACATGGTCCGTGGGCATATCCTGTATGGCCCGTAACACGCCTTGTACAGGGGTCAATACCCACCCCATACATTTTTGATGACCTAACTAAATGGGAAGACTTTGCCGAGGGGTTTATGTATTGGTATCTCATGGGAGACAAAAAGCGAACGGCCTGTGGTGCAGAGGGCCGCAGATGGGCATGTGCCGAGGGAGGGCTTAATTCTGAAAATATGGGAAAAACTTTTATAGAAGGCATGGAATATTTATTTAAAAACTGGACTCCGCCAAAGAGATTTAATATTCATAATCCCGTCAAAGAATATATTGGTAACAAAATGCCAAATGGAAAAATGGGATTTACATTTGACAAAATTAATAAAGAAAAATTACTTGAAAAAATTTCACAACTAAAAATATAAAAAGTTGCAATAAAATAAACCCTATGTTACATTTTTGAATATGATTACTGTAAATGTTCTTAATATAGAAGGTAAGGGCCGTTTGCCCATTCATGGCGATGGAAATCCCGATTCTTTGGCGGCTGGATATGATATAGTAGCCGTGGATGACCCTACCGTTGTCGGTGAAATCGGAGGTGAACAGACTCTTGAAGATGGAACAAAAATTCCACTTTATAAAAGCATTAGCTATTTAGAATATCATACGGCCCTTAAAATGCAACCCAAATGGAAATCTTCTGATGAATATCATCATCTTGATTTACATCCTCGTTCTTCTGTACGAAAATACAATTTAGTTCTGGCTAATAGTATTGGATTAATTGATAATGATTACCGGGGAGAAATTCTTGTATCCTTTAAATATATTTTTCAACCAGAAGATTTTGTAATTAATTATGAAGAGGCAGAAAAAGGATTTCGTCCTTTAAATTTATTAGCCGGTATTAATTGGACTAAGGTTTATCGTAAAGGAGATAAAATTGCACAGCTCGTAGCAGAAAGAACGAATCCTATTAACTTTGTGTTTACTACTGAGCTTTCAGAAACCTCTCGGGGAGAAGGAGGTCACGGTTCCACTGGACAACGGGTCGAATCTCAAGAAGAAATTCAAGGTGGATTAGCTAGTATCTATAATAAAACGGGAGGAGTTCCTGTCAAACGAAGATATATTGACCAGGTACGAGAACGAGAAAGATTAGAAGATAATCGTCCCCGTTCAAACCAACCTATATTACCTACGGGTATTAGAGAAAGAAAATCATAATAAAGTAACATGAAAAAAGTTTTAGCGGAAAAAGTATTAGAAGAAGTTCAATATTTTTGCGATAAGCATCCTGATAGAGAATGTTTTTCAGAAGTAAAAACTGCTAGTTGGTATGGTAGTGCTCATGATATGACCGGATGTGAATTTCATTTATGTGACGAATGCTTAGAAGAGCTTTATAAAGAATTTAAAATTAAATATAATATATCTCCTAAAAAAATTGATATATGAAAAAAACTAAAATATTACCAAACGGCATTACATTATTACCAGACGATTCGGCGTTTTTTAATGGTATAGTGATGTCGAAAAAAGAAGCTATGAAACTTCCATATAAAAAACGCCCACTAGGATTTCTAATTTCCTCTAAAATGTATCATGCGGTATTTGAAGCAATAGGAGAAGCTTCTATGTGCTGGACCCCAATACCAAAAAAGAATGTATTTAATACAGAAAAAGCAACAAAAATTGCAGTTGATTTATGTTTTAAAATTGCGGACGAATTAAAAAATTTACGTAAAAAATAATATTAAAAATATGAAAAAACCAGTTTGCATTTTACAAAGTCCCATTTGGACCCGGTCAGGATATGGAGATTGGGCATTAACTATTGCTAAAAGTCTTCTTCGATATAATAAGTTTGATTTAAAATTAGCTCCTACTCCTTGGGGCGCTTGTAGTCAAAGAAATCTGGACGAACAGGCCGACCCCGAAATTAAAGAATTATTAGGAATGGTTCTTCGTCAAAATCTACATAGACAGCCCGAATTATTTATTCAAATGACAATTCCAAATGAATTTGCTACTCCTGCCAAATTTAATATTGGAATGACGGCTGGCATTGAAACTACTGTTCCAAAACCCGAATGGATTGAAGGTTTAAACAGAATGCAATATAATATTGTAACTTCACAATTTACAAAAGATATATTTGTCGGAGCTAATTATACAAAAAGAAATCCAGATGGAACTACAGAATCTTTACTTTTAAAAAAACCGATGGATGTTTTATTCTGGGGAGCAGATACAAAAATATATGGTAAAAATGGAATAGAATCTCCCGAAGTAAATAATATTATCGAAAAATTTCCGGAAGATTTTTATTTTCTTTTTGTTGGACAATGGACTGCCGGTAATATTAATTCAGACCGAAAAGCTATAGGATGGCTTATTAAAACTTTCTTAGAAACTTTTTCTAATATGGACAACGCTCCGGCCTTAATTCTCAAAACAAATGGAGCTCAAATAAGTATTATAGATAAATATGATTGCATTAATAAAATTAATGATGTCATTAACATGGTAAAAAGTCAACGTCCCAACATTAAATTACCCAATGTTTATTTGATACACGGAGAATTAACAGATATAGAAATGAATGCTTTATACAATCATAAAAAAATTAAAGCTCATATATCATTTACTCATGGCGAGGGATTCGGACACCCATTACTTTTAGCTTCGCTTAGTGGAAAGCCTGTTATAACTCCAAAATGGTCAGGACATTTAGATTTTTTAAATGCTCAATATGCTGATTTCTTTCCGGGTAAACTTTCTCCCATCCCAAATGAAGCTATTAATGACTGGTTCATTAAAGAAGCTCAATGGTTTGATGTTAATTATGAAGAAGCCGGAAAAATATTAAAAAATATCTATAATCATTATGATGAAAAACTTTTAAATAAATATGAAAATCTTCGTATTGAAAACATGGAGAAATTTTCAATTCAAGCAATGGATAAAGCGTTTCACTCTTTACTTGATAAAAATGTTCCAAAATTTGCTATAGAAGAAGAAATTAAATTGCCAAAGCTTAGAAGAATTACTTTACCAAAATCTAATTCATCCACTACGCCTCCATCCGAAATAACAAGTAGTATGTCTGCCGAAACTCCTAATTTACAGGCGTCCAGCGGACAAGGAAGTGTAGAAATACCTACGAAAGATGCAGAATTAAAAGAAGCAAATAAATTAGAAACCGAAATTTCTAAATAATATGTATGAATTTATCGTATCTTATTACCGTTCACAATGAAACAAAAACTTTAAATAATTTATTAGAAAGAATTATAGATTATTGTCAAGATGAAGACCAAATTATCATTCTTGATGATTTTTCAGATAATGAAGAAACATTAGAAATATTAAACAAATTTTCTTATATGGATAAAGTATATCTTTATCAACATGCTTTAAACAAAAATTATGGGGCTCATAAAAATTACGGGGCTTATGAATGTTGTAAAGGGGATTGGATATTTCAAATAGATAGTGATGAATTGCCGGGCGAAACTCTTTTATTAAATATTAAAGAAATTATAAAAGAAAATCCTGAAATTGAAATGTTTTGTGTTCCTCGTATAAATTGTTTTCATGGATTAACTCATGAACATGCTAAACAATGGGGATGGACCCTTGATATAAGTCCAACTTACAATAAGCTCCGTGTTAATTGGCCTGATTATCAAGGAAGAATTTTTAAACGAAATGGAAATATTAAATGGGACCGTCGATTACATGAAAAACTAATAGGATTTTCAAAATTTACTGCTATACCTCCATTAGAAGAATTAGCTTTATTTCATGATAAAACTATTGAAGTACAACTCGAAACTAATAAACGTTATAATGAGTGGTTTACCGAAGAAGAAAATCGCGGATATAAAGGATTTATTTAAATGACTTTTAAAAATTCAATGTTTAAATGTAATTCAGAAATGCAACCTTCCGATAGATGGGAAGTAATGGAAAAAGCTTATAATGATTATTATTTAAACTTCCAAGG